TATACGAAGGTTCTGCTGTTGATTATGAGTATACTGTAGACACATTTGAGCGTCAAAGATACCTTATCCCCAATGAAGACGCGGACATTAGCACTTTGAGAGTGTCTGTCCGACCAAACGAACAGTCAACTCAGGTGGATACCTATAATAGAGTTGATATTATTACGGAACTTGATAATACATCACGGATTTACTATATCAATGAAAGTGAAGACATGCGTTACGAAGTATTCTTCGGTGATGGTGTCATTGGTAGAGGATTGTCTGATGGTGAGGTTGTTACACTAGAATACTTGGTTAGCAACGGTGAAGATGCAAATGATATTAGAGAATTCACCTTTGTAGGTGAAGTTGAGGACTCATGTCCCGAAATTTACGCTGGTACTGAGATTGTAGTTGAGGTAAAGGAGACATCTCAGTCTGGAGCACCTCGCGAAACGGTAGAATCGATCAAATATACCGCACCACGGTATTATGCGACACAAAACCGCGCAGTTACCACTAGAGACTACGAAACACTGGTCAAGAAAGTCTATGGTAACACAGATTCTGCTGTAGCGTACGGTGGAGACAAGTTATCACCCCCTGTTTATGGAAAAGTGTTCATTGCACTGAAAACCAAGACAGGCACTGCACTAAACAATGCAACAAAAGCAGAAATCGCTAAGAATCTGCAAAAATACTCTATGGCGGCAATTGAAACCAATATTGTTGATCCAGATGAGTTGTTTGTCACTACTAAGATCTTTACTACATACGATCCTAATAAGACTGCACTTGTAAACTCGGAAATTCAAGCAAAAATTGATGATGCACTTGCAGAATACGCAGATCAGACAGGTTTGAACAATTTTGGCGGATCTTACCAAAACTCTGCTCTTGTTAGAGCGGTATCCTTGGCAGATCCATCAATTCAAGCAGTTAGTGTCCAAACTACGGTTCTGAAGTACATCAAACCTGTTACTAACCTGACAAACGAAGAAGTTGTGGAATTTGGTATTCCACTGTTCGATTCAAAACCAAGTCAGACAGTTACTGATGGCGATGGCAACGAAATTGAGTGTAAGAAGGAACCTGTTATCTTAGGTGGTCCATATTATCCTGGTGATGATCCTGGTGTTCCATATTTCTTTGAAGATGATGGTTCTGGCGGAATCTACACCTTCTACAAAGACGGCAACACCAAAAAGATTACAAATACCAAGTTTGGCACGATCAACTACGATACAGGTAAAGTCACAATCGGTCCTGTTGCCATTGTAGGCGACGGAGGCAATGTTCCTACTGCTACAGGCGCAGCAGGGTCTGGAACGCCTGGAACGGGTCTAGGAGCGGGTGGAGACACTGTAACGGGTCCTGATGGTACTCCATGGCAGTCTTCTGACCTACAACTCAATGTTCCTGTTATGGCGATTCCTGCTAACGGGTATGCTATTAGTCCAACAACTCCTGGTACGATTGTGGTCTTCCCACAACCTCCAGTTACAGTGTCTATTATTGGCACCCCACTACCTCCTCAAATCCCTCTAAATAGTTTCGATCCTGGCGATTATACTACTGTTCCTGGTGGTATCACTGGTATTCCTATCATTGATGGTCCTTCGGTAACAGAGACAGGTGGTTGCTTCTCATAATACAAATTCAGACTAAAAGGACGAATGGCAAGAAATATAGAAGTCAATAAGGTATCCCGCGCTATCAAGCAGCAGGTTCCAGAATTTATTGACAGAGATCATCATCAGTTTGTAACCTTTCTTGAGTATTACTACAAGTCTCAAGAGAAGACTGGTCTGAGCTATAATATTCTAAACAATCTTGCTAATTATCTTGACATTGATGAATATGATCTTCGCCTTCTAGAAGGTGGTGCTTATATTCTTGAAGACATCTCTGCTACGGACACTACTATTGTTGTAGAGGACGTATACGGGTTTGTTGAGAATAATGGTACAATCAAGATTGGTGATGAGATCATCTTTTATGAAAAGGCGACAAAATCACCTAATGTTGCTATCACTGATGGTATTAGTTACGACACTTTCCGTGGAAAGTGGATTGAACTAGTAAATTTGTTCAATGATTTTGATTCTAGTACCGTAAGATTTCCACTAAAAAGCGGAGATCAACCTATTTCTCCTCCAACTGCGGAGCATTTGGTTGTTGCGACCTATGAAGACGTTCTGATTCCTGGTGTAGACTACACAGTTGACGGAACTGATATTGTTTTCACTCAGGCACCTAGAACAGCAACTCCTTCTGATAGCATTGGTAATACTTACATTTTCTATCTCAAGGGTTTTGCACAGAACACTATCATTACTCTTGATAGTATCCAAGCTCAATTCAATGGCGCTAACAGAGAATTTGCGCTATCACGGACTAATGGCAATACTACCCCTGTACCATATCGTCCTGTTATCACAGAATACACTCTTGTTATTCAAGAAAACCGTCTTTTGACGCCAAATGTAGATTATTCGATCTACGAGAGCACAATTATTTTCAAAAATGCGCCACCAGAGTATGATACTTGCCATATTCTATCTCTAGAAGCGCCAATCCCTTCTTTTGGTAGTGGTGCTGCAGCAATTACTGAAATTGACAACGGTCAAGTAAGTCGTATCCTTGTCAAGGACGCTGGATCTGGATATAGAATTCAAAACCCACCAAAAGTTACTATTGGTGGTGGCGGCGGATTTGGCGCTACTGCGGTAGCTTCTGTCAGTGGTGTCAGTAAAATGAGACTACTTGATGGTGGTAGAGGTTATTCTAGCACCAATCCACCTACAGTTGTTGTAGAAGATTCCGAATCTGGCACTACAGCAAAAATCAAAGCAACTGTAGAAGACGGATCTGTTACTGCTCTAGATCTATTGTCATCTGGATCTAACTATACTGTAACTCCTAGAGTCTCTTTCATTGACCCAGGCGGCGCAACTATTTCTACCTGTACTGTTTCTAGTGGAGAAATTGTACCTGGCAGCGTAAGTCTTCTAACACCTGGTCAAGGATATTCCGTAGCACCTATCGTCTATGTTGACGAACCTACGGGTCCTGATCCTATTCAGGCGCAGATTACAACAACTATTGACTCTGATGGTAAGGTAAACAGTGTAACTGTAAACAATCCTGGCAGAGGATATCTAGTTGCTCCTAGAATTGCTATAATTGACCCAACACAAGCACAAATTCTGGAAGTCCGTGTGGACAACCTGGGTCGCGTCATTGCAATTGACATTTTGAGTGGTGGTGTCGGATTTGTAGACGTACCATCAATCTATATCGTTGATAATCGCAAGGATGGTGCTGGAAATTCTATCGGAGGTGCAGGTGCAACTGCAACAGCGTCCATTTTCAATGGTGAGATCACTGACATCAATATCACCAACTTTGGTTCGGGGTATGACGCAGCTAACCCACCGACTGTCTATATTCAGCGACCTCCTGAAGCTAAAGCTTCTGTTGAAATTAGTTTTAGTGGTATTACTGGTTTTGAAATTATTGAATCAGGTAGAGACTTTTCTAAGTCGCAGTTTGAAGGTTGTGCAAGGGGTGTTGCGGGTCCGATAGGATTTGATAGTCTCGGCAACCTAAAATTTAGACAATCTAGCACTGCAGTAGCACATACTGTAGATGAAGCATCTAAAGCAGATTGTCTTGATGGTCTCTTCCTCAAGAAGATGCTTACCAAGTTCGTGGATCAGTTTATGCCTGATCTGCCATATTTGGACTTTGCTAAGATTGATGTCAACAATGTCATCAAAAATATTCGCGATTTTTACCAAAGTAAGGGTACATCTCAAGCGATTGCATACCTATTCAAAATTTTGTATGGTGAGCAGGTAGATGTTGAATATCCTAGAGAACAAATCATCAAACCATCAGATGCTACCTGGTCGGTTGATACTATTGTTCGTACTATCATTCTGAACGGTAGTCCAGAAGATCTACGAGATTCTTTGGTTATTCAAGAAGCAGATCCTGTTGACGGTACTGTAAAGTATGCACAGGCACTGGTTGAAAACTATTTGACCATCCAGACTTCTGAATATACGATTTATGAGTTGATTCTTGCTCCAGAAACGATTGGTGGCAAGTTCTCCATTCCTTACAAAACATTGCTGGTTGAAGCAATCAATGCAACTGATGGTATCATTACTGTAGACTCCACAGTCGGTTGGCCAGAGAGAAACGGTGAAATTATCGTTGGTAACGAACTCATTCGTTATAAAGAGAAGTCTCTGAACCAGTTCATCGAATGTACTCGTTCTGTGAATGGTGTTGTCGAAGATTGGGATGCTGGCACACAAGTCAAGTCGAATTTCCAACTATATGCAAACAAAGGAACACCAAACGAAGTACAACTTGAGATTCTGGGTATTGCTGAAGCAGGTTCTACTGTACTCACAGATACTGGGTCTTACTATCTGTCTGGTGACAAACTCACCGTATCTAAGTTAGGTTCTACTGGAGAGCGTCCACAACTAGACTCCTGGGTCTATAACGTCAAGAAACTCGTTGGTATCACTAGCATTCAAGGTGATTCTAGAGTTGCTACTGCATATACTGATGTAGATCATGGTTTGTTGGTTGGTGACAATGTTACCATCTATGGTGCAAACCCAGTTGTCTACAATGGTCAGTTCCAAGTCATTGCAATCAACAAAACTAATAAGAAAGAGTTCCAATACGAAACTCTAACTGATACTGGTAATATTCCACCTCAGGGTACAATTCTTGCATCGATTGACCTAAACAAGGGTAAGTCAGATGAAGAGAACATCTTCAATCAGATCAAGTATTACACTACCAATATTCAAAACACGTTCTTCAACGACAATTACGTTTATATTGCATCTACTGGTCTACCAAACTATAATATCGGTCCTTTCGGTGCTTCTGCACTGATTCCTGGTAACCAGAGAAAACTCAATAGATTCCCTCTGAATGTTGAGACTATTTCGACTAAGACTAATATTAGTCCTGGTCCTGTAGGTACATTTGTAAACGGTGTCTCAGTTTGGTCTTATAAGTCTACGGAGAAGATGACTTATGGTCCAGTTACCTCTATTAGTGTAACTAAAGCAGGTTCTGATTATGATGCTGATAATCCTCCTGTGATGACAATTAGCACTGTTGCAGGGCAGAGTGGTACTGATGCAAAAGCAAAAGTTGTTATTGACGGTTCTTTGACTGAGATCGAAGTTATCGATCAAGGTAGTGGTTATACAAAAGTTCCTCTAGTTTCTATTGTCGGTGGTGGTGGTGTTGGCGCTGCTGCAACTGCTATTGTTACTCAAGGTAGAGTATCGCAGATCCTGGTTACCTCTCCTGGTACAGGATATACCTCTAGACCTGTTATCACCATTTCTGGTGGCGGTGGATCTGGTGCTACTGCTGAGGCGAAGGTTCGTGGTCCTATCAAACAGGTCAACGTATCTAATGGTGGTCAAGATTATACATCTAAACCAATTATCACCCTAAGTTCTGGTACAGGTGCTGTTGCACAGGCAATTGTCAACAATGGTCGTATCATCTCCATTGCTGTTATCAATGCTGGTCAAGGTTACACCACAGCACCTAATGTTATCATTGGTGGTTCTGGTTTCGGTGCTGTAGCTCGTGCTGTTATCGATACTGACGGTGAAAATGCTGGTCGTGTTACTAGTATCCAAATTCTAAACAAAGGTATTGCTTACACTCAAGGTACTACAACTATTGACCTAGTATCTGTTGGTGAAGGTGCTGAATTTGATTCTGAAGTATTCCAGTGGACTTATAACCTTAGAGAGACTGCAGAAACTGATGCAGCTAATGGTGGCGTGTTCTCTGGATATAATAATCAGTATGGTGGTGAATATGGTCATCTATCCAACCCACAACGTCTAAGATACGTTCTTGGTGATAATATCATTTCTAGTGCTGTTGGTGCTCTAACTGAAAGCGAAAATGTAGAACACTCTCCTATTATTGGTTGGGCATTTGATGGTAACCCAATTTATGGTCCATATGGTTATGATGATCCTACTGACCAGGGTTCTGAGATCCAACGTGTTGTTACAAGTTACAGACTGAAGAGTGAACTGGTATATAACTCTCTTACTAACACAGACCCAGTTCGTACATCTGGACCTCCACTTGCAGTAAATGCGGCAGGTCAGTTTATTGAAGACTACGAATATGTTTTTGGTCTTGGGGATCTTGACCAGTACAATGGTCGTTTCTGTAAGACACCTGAGTATCCAGATGGCACTTACGCATATTTTGTTACTATTGATGCATCTGAAAATGGTATTCCACAATTCCCATATATTCTAGGACCATCGTACAACTCTATTGTTGATACTTGGAACTTGAATAGAGATGCTGTACAGCAAAACATTCCAGAAGGTGTTATTAGATTCCGTGATCCATACGAGAATGTTGATATTGATGTTGAGCGTTCTCCAAACGTTGAAACTGACAGTCTGACCACTGAAGATGGACTTCAACTGTTGTTTGAACCAATGGATGATAATGGTGATGGTGTTATCAGTGGTACTGAAATTACAGAACCTAATCAGATTCTAGAAGAATCTAAACTAGAACTGTTTGATTACTTCCCTAAAGTCAGTATTGACTCTAGAGTTGATATTGAAGTTGAAACTACAACTAAATTTGAAGATGCTAAGGTAACTGGTTTTATTGTTGAAAACCCTGGTGCTAACTATCAGGTCAATGATAGATTGATCTTTGATAATACTGATACTGATGGTTCTGGAGCATCTGCGGTTGTTTCTACTATCCGTGGTAAGACTATCTCATCATATAACTTTGAAACTATCAATGATACTCCTTATGGTGTTATCACAACTGCTGACCCACATGAAATCAATATTGGCGATAAGGTCCAAGTAGGATATAATGCACAACTAGACGATTCTAATAAGAGACTCAAAGTTCGTGTCGTTGATGGTATTGAAAGACTAACTGTCACTCAAACTGGTACTGGATACAACGATGATGTACCTATTGAGGTTCAAATTGACGGTGATGGCAATTCTGCTGTCATTCAACCTGTAATCAACCCTACAACAGGTGCTATCAACGAATTCAATATTCTGAACTCTGGTTCTAATTTTACTAGTGATCCTAGAATCATCGTTTCTCATCCACAGATTCTCAAGAAGACTGATTATTACATTACGTCTATTGATAATCAAAAATGGGCAAGAATCAATGATACTCTAGTCACAGACAGCAAAGTTACCTATATTTGTGGTGAGACTCTAAATGCTTCTGGCGAAACTTGTGGTTTTGTTGCTAAGATGTCTGCAACTGGTGCCAAGCAATGGGAGAAGACATATTCATCCAGTTCTCCTGCTTCTGGTGGTGTAAAGTCCTGCACATTCAAGAGTCTTGCATATTACAACAACAGAATCTATGTTGTAGGCGAAACTACGCCAAATGCAACTATTCAGAACCTGTACAACCCAGATATCATCTTCTGCCGTTTTGATGAGGCAGCAGACGGTCTTTCTGCGTCTCTAGGATTCCAGAAGGGTATTGGTGGTATCTCTGGTGCTACTCGTGCTGATTATGTCAATAAAATTGTACAATACAGCGATAACCGCTTTGTAATTGGTGGTTATACTAATACTAACTCTGCATACCCAGATGATGCTTATATTGCTCTGATGAGTGATACTGGTGAGTTTGTCACCAAGAGAAAACTGTCTTCTACCGATAAAACTGAGAGAGTAGTAGATATCATCGTAAAAGATCAGTTTATCTACGCTTTGATGGAAATTGCTCCTAATGCATCTTCCACTGATACTACATTTGCTATTGCTAAGTTTGAGGTTGAAGCATTCGGTATTACTTCGGTTTGGACTAAGGAATACACTCATGTTGCAAACTGGTTCAAAGATCTATCATTCTCTCTCAATGAATTTGATGAATTTGTTGTAACTGCTGGTCTATATGACAAAACACAACAATACGTCAATGCTATTTGGTTGGCGAAGTTTGATATCGACGCTACTGAGATTTGGAACTACAGACATCCAATTATTGATATTACGTCCACTACAATTGCATCTATCACTGGATTGGGTGTTGATATCTTCGGTGAGTGTAATGTTCTAGTAACTATTGATAAACCAGAAGGTAAGCGTGTAGATGTTTATAAGTTTGGTTATGATGGTAAGATTACTAAGCATAGTAAGAATGTCATGGCATCTGGTGCTGATGGCGTTGCTGCGTTTGCTGGTGCAGTTGATAATTCTGGTGATGTATACATTTCTGGTCAATCCTTCTGGAATAGAAATGAATTTGTTCTTGAGTTTGTTGATTCTGCTGCAAACCCAATTGTTGATAGAAGTGATACCTTTACAGCATCTACAACTGATACTCCTACACTAACTCAGACAAATACCTCTGGTGCAGTCAATTCTAATAGATTGAAACTGTATGGAAAAGAATCTAGCGGTTCTGGTTCCTACGCTCCAACATATCTTCTTTGGGATAACTCTACCTATGCTCTACAGGATGCATTTGGTGATGGTAAAGATTTCACTCTAGAGTTCTTTGCATTCCTACCTTCTGCTAGATCTACTAACAATAGTCAGACAAATCATGTTCTAGTTGCGATTACTGAGGGTGCTGAACTAAATGGCGGCATCATGCTCATGATTGATCAGAGCACTAAGAGACTTGAGTTGTATGCTGCAAATAACACTCAGGCACTGAATAGTGTATCTCCTCTGACAGGTCCTGCTGCACAGTTCCTTGAAGATAGATGGCATCATGTTGCACTTGTTAGAACTGGCGATAACTTCAAAGTATTCTTCAATGGCACTGAGTCCATCACTGGTAACACTACTAATGTCTCTAATGCTAATAGAAACCTCTACTTTGGTAACGTTCCTGGTATTGCTTCTTCTGGTGTATTTGAAGCTACTCTACAATTTAGTGGTTCTTACAACTACATCAAACTAAGAAACAGATCAATTACTAGTTTCACGATGCCTAGCGATCTAGGATCGTCTACATCTGAGAACTATGCATTTACTGATCTCAACTGGTTGGGTAATGCAACTACCAGAGGAACATATCTTTATAAGAATGATGATATCCCTTATATCGGCGTTCAACTCAAGATTGATAAAAACAATGATTCTGCCCGTCTTGGTCAGCATCCAAACCTAGGTTCCAATTTCAGTGGATTTGAGTTTACTAGAACTGCAACCACTTCGTTTACTATACCAACTTCACTAACTTCAGTATCTCTTGGTAACTGGACACTTGGTTCTAGTGGTTTACAACTACTAGATTTCGATAATTCCAACGTAACTAATCTTCTTGATGGATTTGCATCCACATATGCTAATGATATCTGGTCTTCTAGAACTGCAACTGTTCCAGCACCAGGATCTGCTAAAGTCAAGGTAACTGCATCTGTCCTTGGTAAGTTCTTCATCAAACAGCAAAATACTGTCAAGATTGACAATATTCTACGTCTGTCTCTAAATCAACCTGCAGATTTTACTGCTAAGACCAAACTAGAATTGAGAAATCGTTCTACTCTAGTCAATAACAATCTAACTGCTGGTACATTTATCAATAGTGCTTATATTGTTAGTGTAGACAAACCAAACAACTGGGTATATGTTGCGATCAATAATAACGATTGGTCGGATGATCTTGCAGGCAACTATGAACTTTCTACAACTCAGTTTGATGAGGAAGGTCTTGATATCACTGGTCCTGTACCTAATGATGTCAATCAAATCAAACAATTTGAGTTCCCACAGGTAACCGCATCAACCCCTGGTACATTCCAGTTTGATATGTCTACAGTATCTTACTCTGGTGGTACACTTGACCAATTTGCTAGATTCTATAACGTATCTACTGGCGAAGCAGCAATTCCTTATTATTCTCTAAGAATTGATGAGGTGTCTGGATCCGCAGCATATGTAAAGGGTTCTGTTATTTCTATTCCTGAAGTTCCTGCAACACCTCCTCTAACTGGAACGGTTCTTCCTATTGCATATAACAATACTTCTCTGACTGATATTACTATTAGTGGTATCACTGGTGTAACTAAAGCAACCTTGTTCTGTACTCTTGAGAAGGTTATCAAACCAACAGCTGCCATTAGAACTGATGATGTATATGTTGTTACTAGCAACAGACATTATCTGTCTGCTGGAGACATGCTGTTTGTGGAAGGTAACCCAAGCAGAACAGTGAATTCTGTACAGATTGATGAGTATGATGGTTCTTTCCCAGTCGATAGAGTTATTGGCACTAAAGAATTTGTATACAAACTACCTGCTGTCGCTCAATCTAATCCTGCTGACAGTAACTATGGCGCTGTTGAGGTTTATGCTAAGTCTCCAGTCATCAAAATGTATTATGGTCACCAGTATGAGTTTGATGTAAGTCATACTTCAATGAATGGATACTTCTTATCCTTCTCCAAGGATAACCTGAACAAACTAGAGTATTCATTCAACTCTATTCTAAGAACTGGTCTTCCTGGAGGAACTGGTGCTACGGTAGCATTCAGAGTTACTCAACCTGAGATTACAAACATCTCTTACTACTTCGATCCATCTAGAATTGGAGCTAACTCTCCTGTAAATGAAAACGCTTATCTCGACGTTGTTGATTCTCCTTATCTTGGTGAGTTTACAGTTGGTATCTTGGCTGGTGCTACAATTACTCGTGGGCCAGATGTTATCAAGTTCCCTCTAGCAAATGAACCTGAAGGTGCTGCAAATGTCAATCAATCTTCTTATACTACATCTGCAACTTCTGTAGTTGGACAAATTGGTAACATTCGTATTGTCAACCCTGGTGGATTCTATAGGAAACTACCTATCGTTAGCAACATCATTTCTAGTAGAAAGATTGAGCGTGTCAATATTGTCGAACCTGGTACTGAATATAAGGTTGGTGTTTATTATAGCGTACCTATTCAAGGTGACGGTGACGGCGGTCTTGTACAAATCACGGTTACTGATGGTGAGGATGCAGAAGGAGAAACCATCCCAGGTCAAATTAGTAGTGTAATTATTACCAGTGCTGGTAAGGGATATACTACAGCAACTATTGACATTGAAGCAATTCCAGATATTCTCGGTCCTGGTTTGACTGGTTCTGGTGCTCAACTGGAAGTAGAGATTCCTCCTTTTGGTTCTGGTGCTTCTATCTTCACCAAAGGTGCTAATGTCGGTAAGATCAAGAAACTGAAGAACAACAACTTCGGTTATGACTATCCACATGATTATACTCTACGTCCTGAAATTACTTTCCCAATCAACGCTCAGTTGATCAATACTAGTGTTCTGCGTAGCATTACTGTTACAGATCCTGGTTCTGGATATTCACAACCTCCTACTGTCATCATTGAAGGTGGTGGCGGTGCAGGTGCTATTGCTGAGGCAACTATCAAGAATGGTCGTATCGATCAGATCTTTGTCAAAGATCCTGGAGCAGGTTATTCTTCCGAACCAGTTGTTTCTCTGAAGTCCTCGTTCAACTATGTTGTAAACCTTGATTTGGGTCTTCTGCAGTTCTCATATCCACATGGTATTGCCAACGGATCGCAAGTACAACTTCAATCTCAAGATGATGGTGATGATGAGGCAGCATTCCCAATCGCTGCTGGTGCAACTGGCACACTGAATGCTTCTACCACATACTATGCTATCACTGGTAGTGCAAACTCCCTAGAGGATGATCAACTAAAACTCGCTATTACTTCTAATAACGCAGAACTTGGTGATGCACTAACCTTTGTGAATGCTGGTTCTGGTCGTCAAATTCTGCTAACCGATTCCTTCGGTGGTGCTGCAGAGGCAAATGTTGGTACTGGCGAATTCCTAGCAGGAGAAGAAATTTATCAAGGTGAAGATGTAAACAATCCAACTGCGATTGGTTATGTTTCTGAGAACGATGGTTGGTTGGTCGGACCTAGACTACTCAAACTTGTAGATTATACTGGAGTCTTTGAACTAAATGAAAAGATCACTGGTAAGATCTCTAAGTCTTCTGGTATTATTGCAGACCTATCTACTGCTCGTGGTGTTCTTGACATTGACTCTATTACTAGAACTACTGGTCAATTTGTCGATGATGTTGGTAAACTATCCGAAATTATTCAGAAAGTACAGGATTCTTACTTCTATCAGTCGTTCTCCTATGTTGTTCAATCTTCCGTATCCATTGATAACTGGAGAGAACTGGTTACAACTAACTGCCACCCTGCAGGTTTCAAACTGTTCGGTGAACTGAACCTCAGTGAACAGACACTTATTGAGAATAGAAAGACTGACTTTGAACTTACTAAGTCTGTCAACTTGTCTGATGCTACAGTTGTACCTAACATCCAGAACTTTGCTCTGGTAGAACCAATCTATACTCAGTATAACAATACTGAAGTTCTGTTCCGTCAAAGAAGACTGACCTCTTCAGAGAACATTCTAACATCTTCTGTACAGCGTTTGGATGATATTTCCAACTTGTTTGATGGTGAGAGAATCTCGTTCCCACTAGCAGTCAACCAAGAAGGTGTCTCTGCATCTGCTGACCAGATGATGATTGTTCTGAATGGTGTTGTACAGAACCCAGGAACATCCTTTAGCATTCAGGGTAGCAACATTGTCTTTGCTGAACCACCACAACCAGCAGCAATGGTTCGTTATGCAAATATCGAAATTGACTTCCTTACTGTATACAGACTAGATTTCAGCAATGTCTCTGGCATTTTCCCAACTCTAGGTAATACTATTGTTGGTCTGACTACTGGTTGGAGAGGTACTGTCATTAGAACCTCTGGTAATAGTATCGATGTTATTTGGAATGGTCTAGCAGATACTGCGTTGACTACTAATGGTGGTCTGCAAGAATCTACTGCTACAGAAGCTGGTTATCAAGTTGGTGAGACATTCTCTGTATCTGCAACTGGTTTCCTAGGTATCTTGAGTACCGTTACTCAACTGAAGGATGGTGCTGATAGTAACGATCACCTGTTTGCGTTTGGTGAAACAATCACCAACTTGGGTGGTGAGAAGGCAAAAATTGAAGAAATCAACCTATCTGTTGGTCAGCAATCTCCTATTGCTAAACTAAGATATACTATTGGTACTGGTTCTACTACCGTTGAGGTTATTTCTTACGGTTCTACTACACAGGCACCTGCACCACCACCAGCTGGTACATTTGTCAATGGAGTCAAGTATCAGTTTGGTTCTGAGATTTTTGAGGTTAGTAACGTACAAACCACTACAGAATCAACAATTCTGACTGTCCTTAGAGGTCAGTCTGGTACTGCACCTGCACAACAGCAAGAAGGTGGTCCTGTATACAGCACAGTTGTTGAGGTTACTCAAGATCTGTCTATCAGTAAGACAACAGGTACATATCAGTCTACACCTGGTCTTCTTGAGATTGCACAGTATGATATTATTGTCGGACTCTCTTCTGGTGTTGTATCGTTTATTACAAGATCCTTCATCTATACTGATGAAGTTACAAATACATCTATTCCTGAAGTTGTTATTTCCGAAGGTTCTACATTCTTCGGTCTTCTGTTCAATAGAATCTCCAACGCAACATATCCAAACGTTGTCTTGGATAACGTTGCAGATTCTCAAATCCAGATCAATGACTTCGCTACAAACTTAGTATCGTTCGATTCTAACTTCCCTGGAGGCGAATCTGTAAACAACTATGTTCTAGAATATAACAATGCTACCAATCCACTAGTAGCTGGAGAGAATATTCGCAACTACAGATTTGAATATGGCAATGAATCTGGTCCTCTTGCTGTAGGAGAAACTGCACAATTGAGACAGTTGGCACTGTCTGATTTTGAGGGTGATGGATTCTTTAGCGCAGGTCAAATTATTAGATCCGAGAACGCAAAAGCAGAAGTTCTTGGTTATAACGCTGGTGAGAAGGTCATCTATCTTGGAAAGACTGGTCGTGGTACTGCAACTGGTGAAGAATATCATACTGTAACTCTTGCGGGAACTGCTACTCTTGGCACAACTGGTCCTAAGTTCGGCCTTTCTTCCTTGACACTAGATGGAACTGCTGGATGTAACGCTGTTGTTCCATCTAGTTCCGATTTTGCATTCGGTACAAATGGTTTCATCACTGAATGTTGGATCTATCCAGAGACTGCATCTCTAACAGGTCAGGTAACTATCCTAGACATGCGTGCTTCTGCACCAGATACGGCAGTTAGAATTTACATCGATAACGCTGTAGTTACAGTTGAAGTCAATGGCGCTACAGTCGCTAATGCTGCTGCTGCCCCACTTTCTGCAGGTTCTTGGTATCACATTGCATATAGTCGAGCATCTAACAATGGAGCACTGTTTATTGATGGTGTAAACCGTGGTAATGGTACAGACAATACGTCATACCCTGCTAAAGCAGTTACAGTCGGTACTGCATATGATGGAACATCTGGTTTCATTGGCAAGATCGATGAGGTCATGATCCGCACGGATACGACATATAGTTCTAACTTTACTCCTAGCACGGGTATTTACCAGGGTGTTGCTGGTATCAAACTACTTCTACATTTTGAAAGAGAGTTTGACGCTACCACTACTCTTGACTGGTCTGGTGCCGCTACCTGGACACAGGGTAATGAGTTTGTCAACTCTGGAATCAAGTTCAGATTCTATGATGCTGCTAATCAGGTAGAATCTAATATCGATCTGATTGCTGCTGAGGCAGTATATCGTATGGATCGTAACTTCCCACGTCTTCACATTCCTGCCCCTGTTGCTAATAACAAAGGTGCTGATGCACATGACCTAATTCTTTCTAACCTGAACTTCATTGCTAATGAGGCATATGAGAGAGTCAACCCAACTCCTCCTGGAGGAACTACCGCTGCAGATTGTATTGACGACGTAAAAGATGTTGTTCGTAACATCGCGTACAACCTGAAGTATGGTTTCAACTCTAAGACTTGGGATGCTGCAGAACTGTATACCAACGGTACTACAATTCAACACTTGTCTGGTAATGAGACTGATTCCGTCAATGTCTTCAACCAAGCAAGAGACATCGCTAAGCAAGTTATCAATAACACCACAGTAACTATCAGTGGTAGTCATGGTTTGACTCAAACTACTGATGCTACAATCACTTATCTGTTTGGTGGTTGTGTGGATCAAATGGCATCCATCGACACTCTGATGAAGATTGTCACAGATACCGTTATGGATCCTGATGGTAACGATGCTGCTAACTATCCTTCTTCTATCTCGCAGGTTACTAGAACACATCCTAACCATGCACAATGCACTCTTGATACTAAACTAATTGTAACTGCTCTACTGAGTGACGTTAGAAATGGTGGTAACGCTTATATTTGGGACGCTGCTGCACAGTATGTAAACCGTAGCGTGACTCCAATTACTTTGAACCACATCGTTGGTGAAGAGGCAGAGACGATCTGGGCAATCGATATGGCAAATACAATTGCCAAGGAAGTCATGAGACGTGATACCGTAACTATTCAGGGTGATCATGGATTGACTCAAGTGGTTGATAATACAATCACCACTGATAGTTCTTCTCCTTATTGTGCTGACGTTGCTACTGCAATGGACAACCTTATCCTGATTATTACTAATACTCTTGATCAGGCATATGTTTCTGCTGCTGAACTAGTTGCAGATCCTAACGCAGTTGCAGTTGATTACCTTGGAACTATTACTAGAACTGTACCAACATACGCATGGGCAGGTGGTAAGGTTTACGCATATCGTTCTGATGATCTTACAGTTCGCGCTGTAGATACTGTCAATGATTACTTCTATGTCAATGAAATTTATCCTGACAGCCGTTACAGATACATCGATGCTGCTGATCTGATTGAGATCAATACTGAGGCGATTGTTGATGAAACTGCAGGTAGAATGCTTGCTCGCTATCCATCTCTGGCAACTGAGATGCCAAGAAACGGTGATGGCACTGGTGCAGGTACAGATCGTTGTAAGACTGACCTGACTCTACTACTCAATGCAATCATCAAAGACTTGAAGTTTGGTGGTAATAAGTACACCACTGAGGGTGCTAAGTTCTATCTCGGACAGAATGATGAAATTCAACATGTTCGTCTACAACTCTATGCGTCATTGTTCGCACATGAGACTCTGGGTGAGATGGCAAAACTTGCTATTACTGGAGATCTGGAAGCAGTAACTCAATATACCGATGCTATTGTCATCTCTGATATTGGTATTACTCAAGATGCTGGTAATTGTGCAAACGTCAAGACAACAATTGACAACTTGATTACAAACATGAACACCATCATCTCTCCTGTTGGTGACAGATATGTTGATGCTGCTGATCTACTCAAGTTCAACAAACAGTACATCACTGAAGAGGCAATTGGTTTGATGGAAGAAGAATTCTTCTATCAACTCTCTAACGGTGTTCAATATCAAGCGTTTACTTATCCTGGTGGTAGTGTTGACGGTAGAAATAAGTGTATCCGTGACGCAGGTATTATCCTGGAAGCTGTCATTGCTGACCTCCTAACAGGTGGTAACAATAGTTCTCTGAGAGCTGTTGAGGAATATCTGAATTCTCAACTAGAGATTTTGCATGTTGAGGATCAACTGACTGCTACTTTATACGCATTTGAACAAGTTCAATTCCTTGCTAAGAAAGCAGTCGCGAACCTACTACAAACCTCTAACAACATTCAGTTGTCCAATGATCACTATGTTGCTCAATATACAACTCGCGAAGCTTTTGTAGATACAACTATCACACACGATCAAAGTGGTGCTGGTGGTAACTATTCCGCTTCTGATTGTGCTGATGTACAAAGTAGCATTGACAACCTGTTCACTGTAATGCTCGCGACTCTAGCACCTGGTGGTGACCCTGGTCGTGCTGCAGCACAGATGATTCTGTTCAATAAGAACTACTATAATACTGAAATTGAACAAGATGTTATCAACCAGTGGGGTAGCACAGCTTGGAATACTACATTCGATTCCTTTATCGAACAGGTAGTTGATGATGTCATCCATGATATGGTACTGACTGATATCTCTACCAACCCTGCTAGCACTGCAATCAACAACACTCAGACTCTGAATAGCATCAGATCATTGAATGTATCTTCTGATCTGTCTGCTGGTCTGAACTTGATCCCTGCAAACCAAACTGAAGAGTTCACTAGTGGTACTTGGAACGCTGCTACTTCTACCGACATTACAGTAACTGCTAACTCTGCAACTGCTCCTGACGGAACGACAACTGCTGATCTTATCATCCCAGCAAATAATGCTAACGATAAGGCTCTCAGCAGATCTTATGTTCTTACTGCTTACACTACGTTCGATCGCGATAACGTCACGTTTGACTCTGATGCTAACTCTTTTGACGAGGGTGTTGACATCTCAGCTCAGCGTTATACATTCTCCATCTTCTTCAAAGCAGGTGGAAACGACAGAGCAAGAATTCGTTTGGATTGGGACGGAAATAACTATGTGTTCTTTACTATCGACCTAACGAATGGTAATCCATTCTCTGTCAACTCTGCAGGTATTGTTCCTGTCGCGACAGGGGTATTCCCACAAGGTGGTGGTTGGTATAGAGCATTTATCACTGCTGACATTCCATTCGGTGTTTCTAGCCTCAACTTGAAAGCATACGGTACATCTAATGGTTCTACTAACACTGCAGGTAATGGCACTGATGGTGTTTACATGTGGGGTGCCAAACTAAACAGAGGTGATCTAGATGTTTATGAAGCACAAGGTGGCACATCGTTCTTCCCAGATAACAGTCTGAATATCAGAAGTTATATTCTGGAGGAATTGGATGAGTATATGAGACTTGCTCTGGCACAAGGGTTGGTCACACCTTCTCCAATCACTACATTCCTCTCCTTCACCGATGCAACTCTCGCAGCTCGTTATACTGCAGCAAATGCACAAACTGTTGTTACTGCTCTAGTCGATCTATACGAAAATCAACTTACTAATAATCTCTACTACACTACCGTCAGTAGACAGAACAATATCACACTACAGACTAAGACCTTCGGTACTAGAAATGTTCCTGTACCTTTGGGTGGTGAAATTAGGCAGTCTAGTTTCATCTATGGTCTTCTTTCTGACAATACTGTTGAGGTCAAACAATATAATGTCAACGAAGCAGAAATTGCCACTACTTATCTCAGAATGAGAATTAGCAATATCAATGATGGACCATTTATCCTCAATGATACTGTACAGAAGCAAGGCGACACTGCTGTAACGGGTACAATTTACTCCTTCTGGTCTGATGAAAACTTCAGTTACTTGGATGTAGTTGTAACTGGTGGTACATGGGCAGCTGCAGATATCGTAGTTTCCAATGATGGTGCTTACGCAACTGTAGATGCTATCACACCTCGTCTACACTTGATTGGTCTACAGGGATCTTTCGTGGACGGTGTAAACTTCAAAGGATATACTAGTGGTAATAGAGCAGATACTACTGCATTTATCAAGTCTGAAGCAGCAGTTCTTTCTAACACTGGTGGTAAACTAACTGTTGACACAGATTCTCTTGTAGGACCATTTGAAACAACTTCGGTTGTCTATCCAGAGTCTTCTCGTTTGTATGTTGATATCAACCAGTTTGCTGGTCTAGAACTCAACGTTGGTGAGAGAATTGTTTCTGATGGTTATGTACGCTATGGCGTTACAGTACAAGGTAATCTCAATCAATTTGCTCAAGGTGGCATTCTGTATGGTGTTTCTGGTGGTGTCAAAGATACTAACAGACGTGCAGTTATCACTGAAGTTGATCTAGATAATGGTTATATTTACGCTCAACCTTATTTGGGTACTTTCAATAATGGTGATGGTTTTGCTTACTACGGTCCAGTCGAAGGTGAGTTCCCAGTTGGTTATGCTATCATTACAACTTCACTACCAGTAACAGGCAATGCAGCTGCTCGCGTTGTAGACATCAAGACCATCGGTCTTTCCAAGAGAGTCTTCCTCGAAGACATTCGTGGCACCTGGTCTTCTCGCGAAACACTCAAAGCACGCGGTGGATATAGAGCACAGGTACAAACTGTCGTTGAACTCAAGGCTCGTGTCAAGCGTTCCTTCCGTGGATTTGATAGTGTACAAACTACCTTCAAACTAACCACTGCAAACGGTACTCCATACTTCCCAGACCCAGAAGGTCACATGCTGATCTTCATCAATGGTATTCTGCAACCTCCTGGTTCTGATAATGCATACACAGCATTCTCCGATAACATTCAATTCCAAGAGGCACCTGAGGTTGGCGCATCTTTCGTGGGCGTCTATCTTGGTAAACTCAGACAACTCGATGATATCTCGTTCGAGTTTGACTCCTTACGTCAGTCCTTCAACCTACGTCGTAGTGGCACATTCTACTCACTGACGTTGACGGATGGTGTACAGTCCAGTGTTGTACGTCCAGAGAACAACATTATCGTCTCGCTCAATGGTGTTATTCAGGAACCTGGAGTCGCATTCAACTTGGTTGGTTCTAGAATCATCTTTGCTGAAGTTCCTCGCGTAGGATCTACATTTGTAGCGTTCTCCTATGTTGGTTCTGAGGCAGACGTTGACGCTGAGATTGTTATTCCACCAATCGAACCTGGTGACTTCATTGACATCCAAGGTGAGACCGAGGATAGAGAGGTTGCTGTTATCGAATCTTCCAACTCGCTCATCACATTCGATTATCTAGGATCTGTCTTTGGTAAGGATGCTGCAGCATCTGTTGACCCAACACAAGGTTTGACAATCGGTTCTATTCGTGAAGCAAGAGTAACCGCAGGTGGTTCTGGATACACTAGTCGCCCACTAGTTCGTATTGATTCCACCACAGGTGATAATGCAAATATCAAGGCTCTGGTTGGTGTTGAGCGTATCGAACTTACTAATAGAGGAAGTGGTTACAAATATCCTGAAGTTGAGGTTCAGAGTGTTGTGGATGACAATTACGTTGCTCCTAACCTTTCAATCTATCCTGCAGATGCTACACCAACACCAGTGATTGATGCTCTGGGTGCTGGAGGCGTAGGTAGCGGGATTGTAACAGAGACGGAAGAGCAATTAGGTGTCAATGATAACACGAACACTACAAGTGGCGGTACAACCGCTGGTAGTGGCATCTCTGGTGCAACATCGGGTGGTACGGCGATCGAAGAACTCGAAACAGTTCCTCCATCAACTGTTTACAACCTGTCTGGTTATGTGGCAACAAATATATGGTCCTCTAGTAGCACCTAAATATACCTGAGGATAGTTTTCAGAAATGGCAGTATCAACAACTACCGCAACAATACAAGGATCAAACCAGTTGCGGGTCGTCACTGATGGGCGACCTGATCCTGCTTTGTATGGAACCCCATTGGGTTCTGGTTTATTCCCTGGCAATCCAAACACTATCCAACCACAATCTACGGATGTAGTTTTTGCACTGAGAGCGGGTACAAACACATCAAATCCTCAAGCAACTACTCTTGGTCCCCAAGGTATTGCCCTAAATGGTGTTCCATTTTTCAACCCCTCTGCAGCACCTGGTCCTTTACCAGGTTCTGAGGTACAACCCCCTGCAGGATTTACATACAATGCCGTATATAATGAAAATACTTACGGTGTAGATGCGTGTGGCGGTCATCCTGAACAGGATGGATCATATCATTATCATTCTGGATCTTTCCTAGTAAACTGCTGGGGATCTAAACTTATCGCATCCAACACATACTATAACGAGAGTAACTATAAAGGTGACTATTTTAGACACCCAGATGGTCACTCCAAGATTGTTGGGTTTTGTTATGATGGGTATCCTGTGTATGGACCATTCTCTTACAAAAACCCTGGAGATAGATTGTCTCCAGTAGTAAGAATGAAGAGTTCTTATAGAGCATTCCCTTCACCTGTTGCAAACAGAGGTTCAGTTTATGCTGATATTCCTGCTGGTACATACATTCAAGACTATGAATTTGTAGAGAATCTTGGTTCTTTAGATATTCATAATGGTAGATTTTGTTTCACACCAGAATATCCAGACGGTACATATGCGTATTTTCTTACACTAGATAAACAAAACCGTCCAGTATATCCATATATCTTCGGCAATACAACTAAAGAACAGAGACCAGTTGGAGGTCCTCCACCAACACCACCAGCACCTCTAACTAACGAAACCGACCTTACAATCACAAAAACTTGGAGTCAGGGATCATTTACTTATCCAGTAAATATTCATGTTCCTGCAGGACCAGGAGTGAAACCAGTTGCAATTCTATTGCATGGTAATGGTGGTAATGGCGCTAATGAAATTACGTTCTGGCAGCAACATCTGACAGGTCACATTCTAGTAGCACCGACAGGATATCAAAATTCCTGGAACATTATCAATGAGAGTGATGCTCCAGATATTGAAATGTTGACAGATCTAATTACAAGTCTGAAGGGATATGCAAATGTAGCCCTAGATAAGATTAGATTGTTAGGAACATCAAATGGTGGTGCTCTAGTTGCTAGAGCATTTGCAGAGATTCCAGATGAGAGTCTGGATCTATTTGGTATTATAGTTTCTCAGATTCACAACCAGCAACATAGAGGTGGTCAGTTCTATCGACCATCTAATCATGAGAATACATCTACTGATGTTCTAAATTATGGTTATGATACAACAGTAGTTCCTCCAACAGGTCGTAGACTACTGCAGGCAAACAATGCCAATGATACTACCGTACCTTACTCTGGTTCTTCTGGACCAGGACCAGGAGGTGCTGTATTCCTTCCTGCTAGAGACAGTGCATTCTTGTTTGCTGTTAGTCAGGGGTGGACTGGGGCAGTTCTTCAAACTGAAGATGGATCCCAATATTTCAATTACTCTGGTGTGACTAAGTGGTCATACTTGAATAATCAAGTTGTACATTTGTCCAGTAATGCTGGTCATAGTTTGAATGTTGGACTTACTGCTGCAATTACAGAGTGGTTCAATACAAACGGTACAACACTTTCCTAATAAATAACTAAAAAATAGAGACCGATGCCCTACGGAACTGGAAAACAACTTGTCAGTATTGGCACACAGGCCAACGATGGTACTGGTGACTCTCTGCGGGCAGGTGCTGATAAACTAAACGACAACTTTACTGAGGTGTATAGCGCACTCGGTAATGGATCTCAACTTGTAGTAAACACATCAGGTGCTGCTACTGGTCATGTGTTGCGTTGGAATGGAAGTGATTTTGTACCACAACACTTCTCAAACCTAACCTCAACACTCAATACTAATAACTTCAATATTATTAGTACAGGTGGCAACTCAATCAATTTGGTTCCTGATGGTGTTGGAGACGTATCTCTATCATATGGTGGTCAAACTGCTGTTTTTGATGGATCCACTGGACAAGCACAGTTCTCTGGTAGCATTGCATATAAGAATGAATATGCTACGGTTGGTGCCGCGCCAACTCTAGCAAGTAATAAAGGTTATTTCTTCACGGTGAATGGTGACAGAAAACCTAAAGTGCATCTTAGTGCAGGTGGTGGAACTGGTGATATCACAGCAGATCTAGTTACAAACTATAGTAGTATTGACGAACTAACTGATGTTGATATTACTACTAATGCCCCTACACTAAACCAAGTATTGAAATGGGATGGAACTAAATTCATTCCTGGTGATGATGCTGCAGGTGCTGCAACACAAAACCTATGGTCAACAATTGCTGCTGACACTGGATCCACTACTACTGATAGTCCTACAGATACTTTGACTGTCGCTGGTGGCACCAATGTTACTACTGCAATTTCTGGTGATACTCTTACTGTCAACGTAGACGGCAATTTCGAGTTGTCTGAGCTGACTGATGTAAACTTCACCAGTGTTTCTAGAGGTGATGCTCTAACGTATGATCCTCAAGGTAATGGTGCAACTGCTGCATGGGTCAATCAACCATCTCCAACTATTTGGTATATCATCTCTGTTGGTTTGAATAATAACTCTTATCTGATTGAAGGACCTGGGCAAGCACAAGCAGATGACCCAACATTGCATCTGTATCGTGGATTCACATATATCTTTGTGAATAATGCTGGTTCTAACCACCCATTCAGATTCCAGTCCACACAGGGTCTCTCTGGAGCGCAGTGGACACTAGGTGTATCTGGTAGTCAGACTGCTACTCAGATCTTTACGGTGCCTCATAGCGCACCTAACACTCTATATTATCAGTGTACTATTCACACAAACATGGCTGGGACGCTACTAATCAAATAATAAGGTAATATGGCAAGAACGGTTCCTGGATCTGGTGCGGTACTAAATCCAATTTTCAATGAAGATTTCGGCATAGTATCGGTAGAAGTTGTAGATGGAGGTTCAGGATATGATCCTACCGATCCACCTAGACTGGTTGTGGATAATTGTGGCACACCAGATGAGGAAGCGATTCTATATCCTTTTATTGATGAGGATGCTGGAAAGATTACCTATATTAGAGTTTTAGCATCTGGAAAGGGTTACGATCCTCTTAGGGTTGAGATTACACCTAGACAGGATTCTGTCACCGTTGTTAGTACGTTTGACCCTAAAGAGATTTGGGTATCTAGTAATACATCTGTCACTGCAGCAACTTTTACTGAGTATGACAGATTTAGAGTAACTAGTAATAATTTGCCTGATCCAGCACCATACAGTGCTACTGGTATTGTATATGCACAAAATTACGATCATACATTCATCTATAGAGGTGGTAAGGAAGTACCCTCTACAGAAGCAAGAACCATTCAAGAAGATACCGTTGTCGGTATCATGGCAAATGGCGTCGAACTTCATACTCCAGACTATCTAGATTTGCCACCAGGTATTCCTGCGTACGCAAACTATAGTTATGATATGGTCAAGACTCCAACTATTTTGGGTCAAGATCCTTATGATGGTTCTACAACTAGAGAACCCACAGATATAGGAAAGTATTATTACAACTCAGCAAATGTAATCAGTGCTTTTTCTCAAGCAGCTAGTGTATTTACAGTTGCTCCATACTATAAAGATAGCAATTTTTCTGGCGATAACTCTCGTCATGCTAATGGTCATAGTAAAATTTTAGGTATTTCTTATGATGGATATCCAATCTATGGACCATATGGATTTACTGATCCTCTAATTCCATCTGCTGTTAGTAGAATTCGTACAGGTTATAGAGTCAAAGCAGGTAATGAAGTTGATGCTACTAGAGAACAGGTAGTAACACCTTCTTCAACAACTTATACAATTACCGTTGCACCAGCACAAACAACAGGTGCAGGTAACAGATATTATGTAACTGGCGGTGGATATAGCAACACCGAAAAACCATTCTTGAATCTTGAGCGGGGCAGTACATACGTCTTCAATCAAGATGATGCTACTAACACTGGACACCCAATTCTATTTTCTGTATTTGGTAGTAGCACAGCTCAGGGTTGGCACCTTCCTAGTCAGGTTGTAGAAAACCATGCAGCTGTCTGGCAACAGGGTGTAAGATATTTCATTGAAAATGTAGAAGTTAGCTATGACAACTATCGGGCTAACTTCAATGGTGCAACTCTAAGAAGGATTGAAATTACTGTTCCTGTAGAGGCACCTATCATTCTTTATTATTTCTGCTATTACCATGCAAACATGGCAGAGCGTCTTGTTATTGATGGATATGAGTCTGGTACATTTATCCAAGATTACATCTATGACAGCACTAATGCTGATCTAGATGATTTCAATGGTAGATACTGTGTCACCCCAGAGTATCCTAATGGCACTTATGCCTATTTTATGACTATCGATGCAGGTGGTGATCCTGCATATCCATATGGTGTTGGTCCTAGATTCTTCGGTAAAGAATATAAACCAGGCGACACTTTACCTGCAGCAGATCTAGATTCTCCTAGAGGTGCAAAGGCAGAAGCAGTCCTATATGAAACAGAAGTTTTAGACAGTCAAGGTAACGTACAGTATCCAGCAGGATCACTTCAGTACGTCAATATGAAGTCTAATGGTGATGGATATTTTGGATCTGCTAGGGTTGAGATCCTTGGTGGAGAAGGTTCTGGTGCTATTGGTAACGCTGTTACCCAGACTGTTACTGGTCTATCTTTGATCCAACCTGGCAGAGACTATCACAATAGTGCAGTTTCTCTTGCATTTATTGGTGGTGGCGGTAATGATGCTACTGGTGCTGCATACGTTGATAAGACTGGTAAGATCACAAGAATTGATGTTGATGATGGTGGTCAGTTCTATACTGAAGCACCATATGTTTTGATTGATGGTGGTAGAGGAACTGGTGCTAAAGCACGAGCAGTTATTAGTCAGGGTAAAGTTACCGAAGTTATTGTCGAAGATCCTGGTGCTGGGTATACTGAAGTACCTAATATCATCTTTACTAAACTGGTAAACCTGAAGAGAAAGGTTAGAAATCGTCAAGCATTCAACTCTGTTGACTATAACTTCTGTGGTTTGGCATCGTCTGCTCAACCAACAGATACTAATATCTTTGTTGATAATACTGATGCATTTGATGGATCAGGCACATTTATTCTTGGTAGAGAGATTGTTAGATACACTGGTAAAGAAAAGGGAAGATTTACTGGTTGTATTAGAGGTACTAACTTTAGATTTGATCAGCGTGTTATTCTAGACTCTGGACAAAATAACACTGAAGGTATCTCAACATATACTTTCAAAGTTGGCGATAAGATTATTAGAAGAGTAGATAACTCTAGTAATAAGATTGCTAAAGTATATGATTGGATTCCTTCAACTAGAGAACTATTTGTCAAGTTTGAAGTTGATGATCTGGCATTTATTGATGCTGGTATTCCATCTTCAGAAGAATTGACTATTGCATTTGATGCAGGGGTTGCAGATTCTGCAGGTCAATCTAGTCTTCCACACACAACAGAAGAAGTTATTGGTGAGAGTATTCCATTGTTTGTTGGTGATCCTATCTACAATACAAAGGTTGTTCCACAGCAAGTTCTGCTAAATACTGCTTATGTGGATGATAATGATGATGACATCCCAGATCTAGATAATACTGGTACTGCCTATGAGAACCAAATTTCTCTAGATGGTGGTATTTTCAGTTCATTGTATGGTATTGAAGAAACTGTCGGTGGTCAGAATACCACTCTGTTCCAAGTTGGTGATACTATCAATGACACCAGCAACCCTCTGAAGATTGCTAGGATTGATACTGCAGGTGCTCTGGGTGATGGTATCGACCACACTGCTACATTGACTATTGTTTTGGATGGTAGATATACCAATAATCAAAACTTCTTTGTTGATGAAATTGTAACAGGATCTGAGTCTGGTATTGTTGCTACTGTGACATCTTGGAATAATGCTACGAGAGAACTAGTTGTCCGTAACATTACGCCATTCAATACTGGTAATGTAAACCTTGGAACTAACGGTAGTTTCTATACCTTCTCTAAGAATGGTAGCATTATTGATATGAAGATTGTCAATCCTGGTACAAACTACACTGCGACACCTACGATCGGTATTGAAACGACTGCGACAGGTGTTTCTGCTGTAGCAACAGCAACCATGACTGCATCAGGTGACCAAATTCAGTCTATCAACATGACGACTGAAGGTTATGGTTATGTACAGAGTGTAGATAATTCATTCAATTTACACCCAACAATTACAGTAACTAATGCTGTAGGTGATACCACAGGACAAGGTGCCGTTCTTGAGGCAATCTTAGGCGGTGAGGAAATTGTCGGTAATAATGGTGCTCGATGGAGGGTCAAGGATATCCAATACGATAACCTTATCAGAAACGAGTTCTCATAACACTATAAATAAGTAACGAAGGAAAGTTCTAACTAATGTCAGCCCTACTAACAGATCAATTTAGAATCTTCTCTGCAAAGAAGTTCATCAAAGCACTTGAGGGACCAGACTCCACTCAGTCCGATGCGGATGCTGGTTCCAGTAGGGACCGTTTGTATGTGTTCATCGGCAGACCACAGTCTTGGGATAACGAAAACTCCCCACCACAAGCAATTGATGCTTTTGACCAGTTTTCAGATTCTTACGATGACATGATCTCTATGAAGAGAATCTTGGCATCGGATACTATTCAAGTCGTTCGTCGTATCGACTGGACTCCACCTGAACAAACCACTGGTGGTCTCGGTTTCACATATGACATGTATCGCCACGATTACTCGCCAACTAACACGGCAGCATCTGGTGCTACTAAACTATATGATGCAGACTTTTACGTCGTCAACACGAACTATCAAGTCTATAAGTGTATTTACAATGGCACGTCGCCCTCGGATCCTAACGGAAAACCATCAACTATCGAACCAACTGGTACTTCTACTTCTATCATCACTACTGCTGATGGTTATCGTTGGAAGTACATGTACACCATCCCAGTGGCACAGGTTCTAAAGTTCTTCTCGAACGAATATATGCCAGTTTTCACAAACACCTCAGTGAAAACTAACGCAGTTGTTGGTGAGGTTGACACTGTTGTCATCACTTCTTCTGGTTCTGGTTACAACAACGGCACTTACGACAACGTTGCTATTGCTGGTGACGGTGTTGGTGGTCGTGTTTCTATTGTTGTTGATGGTGGTAAGATCATCTCTGCAACTGTAACTTCTGGTGGTACTGGTTATACCTTTGGAAAGATTAGCGTTGACGCTATCTCTGGTATTGGTACTGGTGCTGCTGCACAGATTGACGTTATTATTCCACCTCCTGGTGGTCATGGTTTTGACTCTATCATCGAACTCGGTGCATACCGTGTCATGATCAACGCAAAACTGTCTTATGATGAAGGTGCTGGTGACTTCCCTGTAGATAACGACTATCGTCGTGTCGGTCTTGTGGTCAACCCACTACGCTTCGGTACTACCGAATTGTTGTCTGACCTAACATCTTCTACAACTAGAGCAGTTATCTTCTCACCTACTTTCCAAGGCAACTTCTTGCCTGATGAAATTATTACACAAACTCGTACTGTCGGTGGTTCTTCGGTTACATCGAGAGCGAGAGTAATCTCTTGGAACGCTACGACTAAAGTTCTGAAATATTATCAGAACAGAGTTGACGGTATCTTCCCTGAAGTTACTGGTTCCCTAAATGAGTTTGATGGGTCTAACTCTATTCAGGGTGCGTCATCTGGTTCTTCAGCTGAACCTGACATCAACTTCCCATCAGTGCCTAATACATCCTCTCGTGTTATCAACAACACTGAGTATGATTTGGGTATGAGATTTACCGCAGGTTATGCAAAACCTGAGGTTTCCTTCAACACGGGTGAAATTATTTACCTAGATAATAGAAGGTCCATTAGTCGTGCAAGCGACCAGATCGAAGATATCAAAATCGTAATCGAGTTCTAAAGAGATGCCCCAGAATACTAACCTCAACGTTACACCTTATTACGACGACTTTGATAAGAACAAGAACTTCTATAAGGTTCTGTTCCGTCCTGGGTTCCCAATTCAGGCAAGAGAACTAACGTCGATGCAATCGATCCTGCAAAATCAGGTCGAGAGCATGGGTACGAATCTGTTCAAGGATGGCACAATGATCATCCCTGGTCAGATTGGTTATGATACAAAAGTCGATTGTATCCAACTTCAAGCAAGTTTCCTAGGTGCTACGGTTGAGTCGTATAGAACTCAGCTGGATGGTAAACTGATTACAGGTCTCAACACTGGGGTAAAAGCAAAAGTCCTGTATAGTATTCCCGCAACTACTTCTGACAACGGTTACGCCACTCTGTATGTCAAGTATGTTGAGTCTGGTGGTACAGAAGGTACTCTCCAGACGTTTGAAAACAACGAACAGTTGATTACAGACGTTGATATTACATTTGGAACCACTCTGATTGAGACTGGTTCTCCATTCGCACAACTTCTTCCTTCTAATGCATTGCAGAAAGGATCTGCAGCATATATTGAGGATGGTGTATATTTCATTCGTGGTTACTTTGTAGACGTTCCTAAGCAGTACATTCTACTTGACCAGTATGGAAGTAATCCTTCTTATAGAGTTGGTCTAGAAGTTACTGAGTCTATTATCACATCTGAGGATGATGACTCCCTGAACGATAACGCAGCAGGCACATCTAACTATTCTGCACCTGGTGCTCACCGTTTCAAAATTACAACTACTCTCATCAAGAAACTAATTGATGATGAGTCCGATAAGAATTTTATTGAACTTCTTCGTATCAGAAACTCTAAGGTTGAGAAACTGGTACAAAGAACTGCATATAACGAACTTGAGAAAGCACTCGCTAAGAGAACGTATGACACTCATGGCGATTATTCTGTCAAGAATCACAGGGTCACAGTTAGAGATTGTCTGAATGATGATCTAAGACCAGGTATCAATGGTGTCTATGATCCTGGTGAAACTACCAGATCTGGTAACCTTGCATCTGATGATCTGTATACTGCAGAAGTTACCCCTGGTATTGACTATGTTCGTGGTAGTCAGATTGAAACCCTGGTTTCTCAGTTTATAGACTTCCCTAAACCAAGAGAGACTAAGGCAAAGCAAAACCAAATTGTTCCTTTCTACACTGGTAACAATTTCCAAGCAAACAATGTTTGGGGTTTCCCTAACTTCACAGGATCTGGTAGCGTTACCAATGCGTATCAGGTCATGGAACTATACGACCGTGCTATTACTACTGATGGTGTTGTTCCAGACTCTCCTGCAAACCTGATTGGTTATTGCCGTGCATTGGCAATGGAGCATGATTCCACTGGTACGGATACCTCATACGGTACAGATGATGACAGATATAACGTAAATGTCTTTGACGTTCAGATGTTGACCGTTCTTCAGGTCAATGCGTCTACTGATGTTCTACAAGGTTCTCAGATCACTGGTGCTGAAAGTAGAGCAACTGCTATCATCGTTGCAGATCAAACTGGTGCAACACATCTCAATACCTATTCACTGAGAGGTAACTTTAGAGATGGTGAAGAAGTTTTTATTGATGGTATTTCCAAAGGAACTCTCACCTTCTCATATACCTACGAATTCTCTGATGCAAGATCTTTTGTCTGTAAAGATGAAGTTACACCAGCAAACATTGAGTGTACTGCAGACATTATCCTAGATGATTTTCTGGCAATTGAGGGTGATACGTTCACCTATGACTCTGGTGCTGGTACGATCACTGGATTCAATTCTAACCTTGTTAGAGATTTGAGGGCAGGCGATCTTCTATACTTTGACGAGACTAATTATCTGGTTGTCAATTATGTCAACCCTACTAACTTTACAACTTCTGGATCTGGTACAACTATCTTCGATGGTATCAACCAGGTTGTAAAAGTAAGTGCAGGTGGTGGTTCAGTTACTGCCGATACTTATACTGTTGTTGTTCGTAATAGAGCACAGTTGCTTGGGCAAGAGAATGCTGATTTGTTCAGCAACATGCCTAAGAAGTATATCAAGTCGATTTCTGACGAGTCGATGATTGTTCGTAGAACCTATGATGCTATTTCTGTATCTAATGGTACGTTCGTTATCACTCTAGGTACAAACGAGCAGTTTGTTGCTATCGATGATGAAGAGTATCAACTTACTCTTACTGCCTCTGGTAGTGCTGGAGAAGTTGGAGCACAAGTTTCTTTGAATGATGTTGGTGTTAGTGGATCTGTCACATCTGGATCTACCCAAGGTGATGCACAGATTACAAATGGTAATACTCTAACTGTCGCTGTCGGTGCTAACGCAACTCTATGTAAACTGACTGCAACTATTTCTAAGAACGTTGTCCAAAAGAAACTGAAGACCCTCCGTAAGATGGTCGTCAACAAAATGTGGAGAACTATTGAGAACAAAGACACACCTTTGTTCGGTTTGCAGTATACTCATTTGTATGGCAACCGCATCCAAGACCAAGAAATGTCTCTGGGTATCTCGGATGCATTCCAACTTCACGCTGTCTATGAATCTCTTGACTCCAACGATCCTGTTGTTCCATCACTTACTATTGCTGAACCAACATTCTTTGAACCTGGTACAATTATTACAGGTAAGACTTCTGGTGCAAAAGGTAAGGTTGTTGCGTTTACAACATCAACACTAAAACTAAATTACATTGCAATCAATGGCACCTTCATCACTGGTGAAACCATTAGTGGTTTTGACAGCAGTAATACTGCTATTACTGCACTGATCAATGATGATGCTAGTGCTATTGTTCAAGGATCTAAAGTTGTAACCGATGATTATTATCTGGATCAAAACCAGAAAGGTTACTTCTATGATACTTCTAAGATTGTAAGAAAACCACAGAGATCACCTGCTCTCAGAAAACTTCTAGTTATCTTTGATTATCTCCAGCATCAAACAACTGGTGATTATTTCAGTGGTGAATCCTATTCTGATCTTTCTTACTACGACATTCCATTCTTCCAGCAAACTCAGACTCTGACTGATGTTCTAGATTTCCGTCCTGCTGCTCAAGCAAGATACTCTGGTGCTGGTAGTATTGCTTCTCCAGCATATCTTGACTGTTCTACTCTCGACTTCAAGTCACGTCTATTCCAAGATGGTAGTGGTGCAACCGTTATTGATATTCCTAAAATCAATTCTAACTTCCGTTGCGACTATGACTTCTATCTTCCTAGAATTGATAAACTATTCTTGACTCCAGAAGGCAAGTTCCAAATTGTTCCTGGTAAATCTGAGGAAGAACCACAAGAACCAGATAGCATTGACAATGCAATGCACCTGGCAACAATGACATTGAAACCTTATGGTTTCGATCCTCAGCAAGACGTATTCGTTACTCATGAAGACAATCGTCGTTATACGATGCGTGACATCGGTACTCTTGATAAGCGTCTCAGCAGCGTTGAATACTACACTGCACTATCTCTACTTGAATCTGATACTGCAAACACTAAGATTCTCGATGCAAATGGTAAGGACCGTTTGAAAAATGGTTTTATTGTAGATGACTTTACAACTCATGATAAGTCTGATACATCTCATCCTGACTATAATGCATCTCTAGATTTTGCTGCTGGACATTGCCGTCCTGCACACTATACAACTAACGTTGCAATGGAGTGGAACACAACTGCTTCCAGTAATGTTCAAAAGACTGGTCAGTTGGTAACTCTTCCTTATGTTGAAGAACTTATCATCAACCAACCATTTGCTTCTAAGGTTGTAAACGTCAACCCATTCAACGTTTTCACCTATATTGGTCGTGTTGATCTTCTACCTGCAACTGATGATTGGGTAGATACTGTTAGAGAACCTGCAAACATTAGAACTATTGAAGGTAACTTCGAGGCTACCCGTAGAGAAATGGGTACAGACCAAAATGGTTTCCTACCTATTCAGTGGAATGCTTGGAGAACTACATGGCAAGGTGATGGTGAAGTTCTGAGAACTGAGCAATTCCGTCAACCTAACTGGTTGGCAGAAGACGTTGGTCGTTCTCCTGCACCATGGGTTTGGGGTGGTAAAGGTCTTCGTCGTGTCAACGAAAGAACTATCATTCAAACTCAAGAAACTCAACAGCGTACTGGTGTTAGAACCCAGGTCGTTCCTAGAATTGACCATGAATCTCTTGGCGACTCTATTCTTTCCAGTACAGCAATTCCTTGGATTCGTTCTAGAAACGTCAAGATGGATGTTGCTCGTCTGAAGCCTAGAACTAGATTCTATGCATTCTTTGATGGTAAGACATTTACTAACTATGTCACACCAAAATTGATCGAGATTGTAAAAGATAGCACACAGGATACTAGAAGTAATGACACACCATTTGTTATTGGTGAAACTGTCATTGGTCAAACTTCTGGTTGTCGTCTAGTTGTTATGGCACCTAACGCTGATATGGAATTCAATCCATATGATGATAGCGAACTTCCTACCACCTATGGTTCTACTACTCCATACCTGAACATTGACACTACGGCAATGGCAGCACAGGTATCTGGTGATGCATTTGGTAATATCGAAGTCGGTGAAGTCCTAATTGGTTCTTCTGGTGGTCGTGCTGTTGTAAAAGATCGTCGTCTGATGTCTGACAGATCTGGTAACCTTCATGCATCTTTCTTTATTCCAAGTCCTGATACTGACACCAACCCACGTTGGGGTACAGGTACTAGAACAATCAGATTGACTACTTCTGATACTGACTCTCGTATTACTGGCGCTGTTGCATCGTCTGCAGAGACCACATATACAGCAACTGGTGTTCTACAGACTGTTCAGGAAAACATCCTTGCAGTTCGTAATGCTGAAGTTGTTCGCGATACTGTAACTGAAGAACAGACAATCTTCGGTACAAGAGAAGAGATTCGTCAGATTGGTTGGTATGACCCTCTGGCACAATCCTTCATCATCGATAAACCAGGTGGTTGTTTTGTAACATCGTTCGATGTGTTCTTCTTCACAAAGGATGATCGTATTCCTATCTCCTGTCAGATTCGTGCTATGGAGAATGGTTACCCAACTAAGAGAATTCTTCCATTCTCTGACGTTACGTTGATGCCTGGTGATGTTCAGTTGTCAGAAACTGCAGCTGTTCCTACTAAGTTTACATTCCAATCTCCTGTATATCTACAGCAATCTGTTGAATACTGCTTTGTTCTACTGTCCGACTCGAACGAATATCAGGTTTGGGTATCTAGAATGGGTGGAGAAGATATTACTGAGAACAGAACTATTTCTGAACAACCTTATGCTGGTGTTCTATTCAAGTCTCAGAACGCATCTACTTGGACTGCTGATCAGTATGAAGATCTCAAGTTCTCTGCTTACCTTGCTAAGTTCAACATTGGAATGCAATCTAAGATGGTATTCAACAATGGTGCTTTGGCAGCAGGTAATACAGGTGTATTGAATTTGGGTCGTAACTCTATTACAACATTCAAACCTGATCAGGAACTAACACTAAACCTTGCTGCAGTACCATTTACCATTGGTTCTAGAATTCACCAAATCACTGGTACTGGTGTCAACACACTTCTACAGGCAGTAGGTACTGTCAAGAAAGTTGTTGAGGCAGCAGCAGGAACTGTAGTTACTGTTACTGATATTACTGGTAGTTTCCTACAGAACGAAGAGATTACGAGTTCTAAGTCCACTACTACAATTTCTATCTCTGGTGCTGCGGATAACTCTCAATACCAACCAGGTAGATACATTAGAAACGCAACTAACTCTGTTGCTGAGATTGTATCCTTTACTGCTTCTACAGTAAGTGGTCAAGAAAATACCCATGGTGATATTGCAGTCAAGTTTGTAACGATTGGTACTAATAACCTGACATTTGCAAACGGTGAATCTATTGATGTATACACTACTATCAATGGTACTGCATCGATGGATACTTCTACTATTGCATCTGCTCCTACCTATGCAGGTGACATGACAAATAGTGGTGCTCTACTGAGAGCATATCCAGCATCTGCTGTGATCTATACATCAGAACAGAGAAAGATCCGAGTCAGACATTCTAATCACTGTATGCATGACACTCGCAACAACGTTACTATTTCTAACGTTCGTTCTGAGATTGATGCTACTGCTCTTACAAACTCTATTGGTGTAGATGATACAACTCTTGCAGTTGATGATGCATCTGCTTTCCATAAGTTTATCAATGGTCAGGCAATTAGTGCAACTAACCCTGGTTATATTAGAGTTCGTAGTGAAGAACTACAAAAGAATGTTGGTAGAGGTATCACCATTACTGGAGAACCTCTAGACCCTCGTACGTTCATTGCAGAAGAGATCATGGCATACTCTGCAATTAGTGCGAACGGAAAGGAAATTACACTTCTAACATCTGGTGGTAGAGAACTTGACGGTACATCTGCTCAAGCATTCTCTGAAGGTGCTATTGTCGAGTGCTACAACCTTGACGGCATTCCACTAATCAATATCAATAAGACACACACGTCTATTATGAATCCAACGTTGGATTCTTATGAACTGTCCATGCCAGTTGTCGCTACTAACGGTATTGTTGGCGGTGGTGTTGGTGCAAGTGCTACACAAAACGTGCAGTTCGATTTGATCTCTCCATCCGTATCCAAACTAACTTTACCAGGAACTACTATTGATGCTCGTGTCAATGTAATCACAGGTTCTTCTATTGGTGATGGCAATCAGTTGAACATTGACCAAGAGTCTTTCGTCAACGATGGTCAGTATCAAAACATTATCCTTGATAACAACAACTACTTCGATTCTCCTAGAATGATTGCATCTGTGATCAACGAACAGAACGAACTGAGTGGTGCTAAGTCGTTCCGTATGGAACTAACGATGGATAGTGAAAACGAATATATCACTCCTTATGTTGACTTGGATAGAAGTTCTATCGTTACAACGATGAACAGAATCAACAATCCAACTGATAAAGATACAGCACTGTCTGCTGATGAGGATGGGCATGATGCAGTTTATATTACTAAGATTGCTAACCTTGCTAACAAGTCTGGATCTATCAAGTTGATCTTTGCTGCTTCTCGTCCAGATGGCACTGAAATTATTCCTCTATATAGAGTACGTCCTGTTGGTAGCGCCGATTCTCTCGAAGAGTCTACGTTCACCGCTTTCCCAACGGAAGGTTCTAGCGTACCTGGAACCACGGTATACCGTGAGTTCAGAGAGTATAGTTATGAAATTGATGGACTGAAGTTTGATCAATACCAAATCAAACTAGTCATGAGATCTCCTAACCAGTCGCTAACACCAATCATCAAGGACTTTAGAGCAATCGCACTTGCAGTATAATGGATTGGAGCAAAGCCAAGCGTGTTGAATCGGACCTTGACTATAGTCGGGGTCCTAACGGTGAGATATCCCTAACGAATGCATCGACTTATGATCAGTACATGGCTGCTGTTCAAAAAGATCGTGAACGTGAAGATACCATCGATGGTTTACAAGACGACGTAACCATGCTAAAATCTGAACTAGGTGAGATCAAGTCTCTCCTACTAACGTTAGTAAAACAATCAAAGGTCTAAATTATGTCAGTCGAAGAAAAGGTGTCTCAAGAAGACATGCGTAAGCAATTTCAAGAGCGTCTTGAGAATTTGCAGAATGAGAACAAGAAACTCGCTCAGCAGATTCGAGATAATGAAGGCGTTGCATTGAAACTCCTAGGTGCAATCGAAGCACTATCCTACTATCTCGATAGTCAGGAAGAACAGGAAACTATGTCACATCCTCCAGACGAAGTTGATGAAGTGACAGTAGAATAAATGGCGAGGGGCACTTGCCCCTCTTTTTTATTGATATAAATAACTCAGAGGCAATTTATCCGTAGTTGTGATAGCAAATGGCAAATAGAATCCAACTTAGAAGGGGCGGTTCTCAAGAGTGGAGAAACGCAAACCCAACACTGGCACAAGGTGAAGTCGGTATCGACCTTGATTCGGGAAGGATCAAGATTGGTGACGGTTCTACTGCGTGGAACTCTCTAGCGTATGAGAGACCAGTTGAATCCGTTGCTAACACGGCAAACTCCCTCGTTCAGCGTGACGCTGATGGTAACTTCCAAGCAGGTACAATTACTGCTACAGTTATCGGTAATGCATCTACGGCATCACGACTAGCTAACGTTCGCCAGGTTCAACTTACTCAAGATGTCGTCGCCTCAGGCACTTTTGATGGTTCTCAAAACCTAAACCTTGCTGCCGAACTACAAGAACTTCCTTCCCTCCCTCACTACGGACAAACCCCAGCAGAAGGTACATACACTCGTGTAACCGTTGATGCTAAGGGTAGAGTAACCAACGCCTCTAATCCAACAACTATTCAAGATTATGGTCTGGCAACTAGTATTGAAGGTACTGGTGCTCAACCATATGATAATGACCTAAATGCTGTCGCAGGTCTCACCTCTACTGGTATCTCCATTCGTATTGGTGATGGTAACTGGACAACTAGAAGTATTCTTTCTACCGCAGGGCAGATCGTTGTAAGTAACGGTTCTGGTACTGCTGGTAACCCACAAATTGATTTGGCAACTACTACAGTTGTTGATGGCGATTACAATACTGAATCCCTAACGTCAGTATCTGCTAACGGAGTAAACGGCGAACCTTTCGGTACTGAGACCGTAAACGCAGTCAAATTCACTGTTGACGACAGGGGTCGTCTGCAAAGTGCTACAAATGTGCCTATTGCTACCGCTACAGAAGGTAGTAAGTATGCTAACTATGATGGAGCTACTGCTTATTCTAGATATGCAATCATCCAGAATGCATCGAAAGTTTACCAAGCATATGAATCAATCAGTGCTGGTGCTGGTGCTCCTACTCATACCAGTGGTGATAGTGGAGGATGGCGCTACCTCGCGGCTGAAGCAACAGAACAGAAGGGACTGGCTAGTTTTGCACAGGAAGATTTCGACGTTGACAGCAACGGGCACGTTACCATCGCCGCGTTAGGTGTAGATAACACCCAACTACAAAATAATAGAGTCTCTTTTGCAGATGGAAATACAAAAGAAGATTTTGAACTTGATCAAGAACTTACTGCAACCACTGGATACAGAGGATTCAATTATCTCAACTATATCAAAATCAATGATACGAGCGGCAATCTTCTGTTTGGCGCTAATAATACAGGGGACAGTGGCGCTGGTGAGATTGATGTCAACGTCCGTTCCTATTATTCTGATCCCAATATCGATCTGGATGGCGCTGTTGATCAAATCATTGATAAGTATGGATCTGGTCACTTCACCATAAGTCATACTCAGAATGTTGCAACACCTAGAAATCTCAATATTCTGGCAACAAATGCTGGTGCAGGAAGTTCCAACATTGTAATTACAGCTGACGACACTGTACAAATCAGCGCAACCGATGCTGCTGGTAAAGTACATGTAGAGGATGCAAGATTCCAAGAAAACTACATTGCTACTACCAATGCGACCCTCAACCTTGATCCTGGTGATGATAGGGCGGTTACTGGAACCGTCAGAGTTTGGGGTGATCTACAGGTTGACGGCACCACAACGACGGTCAACTCTACAACCCTTCAGGTGGACGACCCAATCATTACTCTTGGTGGTGATACTGATCCAGTTGCTGACGATAACCTTGATCGTGGCATCGAGTTCAGATACTATGATTCTCAAGCGCGTAGAGGCTTCTTTGGTTACGATGATTCGTATACTGATCTCGGGGGACACGTTGGTGGATATGCATTCTACTACGACGCTACCAATACTTCCGAAGTCTTCAGTGGTACTGATGCAGGTATTCTCGCAGGTAACCTAAAACTTACTACTAATACAAATTCTACTTCCAATACAACTGGCGACCTGGTAGTTGCTGGTGGTGCTGGTATTGGTGATGACGTAAACATTGGTGGTAGTGTTGACATTGACACTAACCTTACTGTTCACGGTACAACTCTTCATGATGACAACATTGTCATCCAAGGTGCTTCCAAGGTTCTGCAACTGAACAATGGTTCTGGCACACAACGTATTCAACTACAGAGCACTACAGGTAACGCATCGTTCCATGGTGTAGTTGATATTACTAACAACCTGAATATCAATACCAATAAGTTCAACGTTGTTGCTGCTTCTGGTAATACTGCTATCGCAGGTACTCTGGGTGTAACTGGAGACACTACTCTAACTGGTGCTCTAGATCTCAATAATGCTATCAACGTTTCTGGATTTACATATCTTGAAAGCACTGCAGAACCAGATATTGCACTAAACAGCGGCACTGGTATCTATGAGATTCAGAACAATGACTATGGTGCATTCCGATTCGACGGTGGTGGATATATTGAAGGTAACTTCATGTTCAACTCTGACGTTTATGTAAACGGTCAGGTTGTTCAGAAAGAAAGCGTCAGTGAGGTTTACAACAGACAGAACTACCTGCAGGTTCGATATAAGTTCCGTACTGGTACTTCTGCACAATATACTCCTAACTATGCACGTCATGGCACCTCTAACCTGAGATGTTATGGTGGTGCTGGTATTGGAACTACCCTCCATGTTGGTGGTACTGGTTCAGGTGAAGGTCTGTTCGTTGGTAAGGAAAACTCTGGTGATACTGTCAAGTTCTCTGTCCTGGGTGCATCTGGTAACACTGATATCCAAGGTACACTGAACGTTGAAGGTGCATCTACGATTGATGACACCTTGAATGTAACTGGTGCAGTTGACTTAGATAACACACTAAATGTTGATGGTAATGCTACATTCCAAAACAATGTAACTATCAACGGTGACAACTTGATGTTCACCATTGAGGCACAGAATGGTACTGATGCCTTTACAGTTGATTCCGATAATGGCAACACAGTTATTGCTGGTACTCTAGATGTAGATGATGCGACAACAATCACAAACACGCTCAACGTCACTAACGGCGTTGACTTTGATCAAACTCTCAATGTTGATGGTGCCGTTGATTTCAATAGCACTTTGGTTGTGGACGGTCAAACAACTATCTTTGACACTCTAATCATCAACGCTGCTAATGAAGAGTTTGCAATCCAAAATGGTTCTGGTGTAGATAAGTTCACTGTAGATACAGACAATGGCAACACAGTCATTGCTGGTACAGTCAACATCAGTGGTGCTTCTAACATCACAAACACTTTAGGTGTAACTGGTGTAACCTCACTGACTGCTTCTTCTCAGCAGACTGTAACTGGTTCACACTCTAACGACGGTGCTCTAAGAGTCACTGGTGGTGCAGGTATTGATAAGAACCTTTCTGTCGGTGGTGCTCTGAGAGTCCACGGTGCTACAGAGATGACCAATGCTCTGGACCTCAACAACAGTGCTAATATCTCTGGTATTGTAACTGTTGAAAATACAAACGATATCACTTCTTATGGTGATGCTGCTGTATCTCTTACCACTGCTGGTGGTCTAAGAGTCAGTAAGAATGCATACATCGGTGGTGATTTCTACGTTTACGATAATTCTAATACTCGTGCTGCATTTAGTGTTGATAACAGCACTGGTAATGGCGAGTTCCATAACAACCTTGTCGTTGGTGGTGACCTGACTGTAAATGGTTCAACTACAACAGTCAACAGCACTACTGTTACTATCGACGATCCGATCTTTACTCTTGGTGGTGACACTGCTCCTGCCTCGGATGATAACAAAGACCGTGGTATTGAGTTCCGTTATCACACAGGTTCTGCTGCTGCTCTAGGTTTCTTCGGATATGATGATTCTGCTTCCGAGTTTGTATTCCTAACCTCTGCTACAAATAGTAGCGAAGTATTTGGTGGTACTGATGGCAACCTGAGAGCAAATCAACTACACCTGACTGGCAGTGGTCAAATCCTTGACGTTGATGCTGATGCAATTATCAATGGTGATCTGACTGTTGATGGTCAAATTGTTTCTACTGCAACTGGTGTTCCACCTTTCGTTGTTGCATCTAACGCTAAGGTCAATAACCTGAACGCTGATCTGCTAGATGGTCTAACGACAAGCAGCACTGATACTACTGGTGCTTCTGTTGTTGTTAGAAATAGTGGTAACTTCTCCGCTAATCAGATTACTGTCAACAACGGTATCGGTGCTAGCGCAGGTATTCAAGGTAATGCTACAACCGCTGATGCTCTTCGTACTGCACGCACTGTCACTATCGACGGTGTTGTCAATGCAACTGTATCCTTCGATGGTTCTCAGAACGTAACTCTGACTACCACGTTTGATGATGCAGACATGGATGGTCTGGCAGCAATGTCTGGTACAGGTTTCGTAAGCAGAACTGCTGCTAACACCTATGCTCAGCGCACACTGGTAACCTCTCCTGTATCTGGTTCTGGTGTCACAGTCACTAATGGTGATGGTGTTTCTGGCAATCCAACAATCAACATTCTTTCTGCTAGCACGAACGCAGCAAATAACCTGGTCCTGAGAGACGGAAGTGGTGACTTTGCATCTAATGAGATCACCATGGTGACCTCTACTGTCAGTGGAAATGCAACAATTGGTGGTACACTTGGTGTAACTGGTGTTAGCACTCTTACAGGTCTTCTGAATGCTAATGGCGGTATTGCAGTAGATTCCAGTAACTTCACTGTAAATGGCACAACTGGTGCTGTTTCCACCGCAAGCACACTGAATGCTGATGGCGCTACAACTTTGGGTAGCACACTGGCAGTTACTTCTAATGCAACTATTGGTGGAACCCTGGGTGTAACTGGCAATGTAACTGCAAGTGCAGACCTGGATGTAACTGCTAACGCATCTGTCGGCGGTACTCTGGGTGTCACAGGTAACACAACTCTGAGTGCAAACCTCACCGTAACTGGAACCTCTGCATTCACTGGTGCAATCACAGCAACTGGTGGTGTTATTGGTGATGTAACTGGTCAGGTTTCTAGCATTGCAAACCATGACACTGCTGATCTGACTGAGGGTACAAACCTCTACTTCACAAATGAGCGTGTTGATGATCGTGTTGCTGCACTGATCGTTGGTGGTACAGGTATTACTGCCACCTATGATGATGCAGGTAACATGTTGACCTTGAGTGCTACTCAAGCAGACATCAATACTGACAATATTACTGAAGGTTCTACTAACCTCTTTACAACCGCCGCTAGATCTCGTACCCACTTCACATATGGTACAGGTATTGAACTGAGTGGTGCTGGTGAGTTGTCTGTAACCCAGGTAGATATTGATACCGACAACATCACTGAAGGTAGTACAAATATCTTCTATACAAATGCACGTTTCGATACGCAACTTGCAACCAAAGATACTGGCGATCTGGCAGAAGGTACAAATCTGTATTACACAGATGCTCGCGCTGATGCTCGTATCGCAGCAGCAACTACAGATGATCTGTCTGAAGGTTCTACTAACCTTTACTACACATCTACCAGAGCAAATGCAGACTTCGATACCAAACTCGCTGCTGCAGATACAGATGATCTGTCTGAAGGTTCTACCAACCTTTACTATACTGATGCTCGTGCTGAGGCATCTTTCGATACCAAACTCGCTGCAGCATCTACAACTAATCTGTCTGAGGGTACTAACCTCTACTACACAGAAGCAAGAGTTCAGGCAAAACTTGATAACGCATTCGCTCAACTTCAAGCAATGCTCAACAACCTTGCAACTACTACCACTCTGACCCTGAACCTGTCAGGTGATCCTACACCTGGTGCAGTCGTAACTGCTGGCGCTATGTCAGCAACTGGTCTTGGTGGTTTTACCGCTGGAACCGCTGTTGCTACAACGGGTGGCACTGGTTCTGGACTGACAGTTGATACTACAGTCAATGCGTCTGGTGCTATTACTGCAGTTACCGTCAATGCTGGTGGCAGTGATTATCTGATTACTGATACGATCACAATTACCAACCCTAATGCTGGTGGTGTTGAAGCGTTTGACTTCGGTTCTTTGGTTGCTGGTGCTAACTATGCTACCGCAACTGGTTTGGCAACAACCACAACTGGTTCTGGTACTGGTCTTACTGTAGATATTACAGCATCCACGCCGTCTGGTCTTATTACTGGTGTTACTGTCAATACTGCAGGATCTGGTTATGCAATCGGTGACACTATCACCATCGTTCAACCATCTGGTGCTGGTGGAATGACTGGTAGCGGTGGTACTATCGATGTTGCAACGGTATTCACTAATGCAACATTCACTCTGTCTGACATCACAACGATGGAAGTCGGTGCTACTGTCACAGGTGCAACCAGCGGCACTACTGGTGTTATTACTGCTCTTGGTACTAACCAGATTACTCTTGATACCGTTGATGGATTCTTCAAAGTTGGAGAAGTCGTCAGTGCTAATGATGTTACTACCCTAACTGTCCAATCATTCGCTTGATAAAAAATGTCAGCAACTAGACCTGCTTCGGCAACAGAACTAAAAAATTACTGCCTTCGTAGATTAGGTTATCCCGCAATCGACATCAACGTATGCGATGAGCAACTAGATGACCTGATCCAAGAGGCGATCTATCATTGGCAAGAGTTTCACTATGAAGGTTCTTCCCAAAACTTTGTACGGATCGAAGTTACTGAAGCAATGAAGACCGCAGCGTCTAGTTCTTCGGCAATTTCTGGTACTAACTGGTCAAAACTTGACAACTATATTGATATGCCACCCAACACTCTGGGTATCAATCATGTCTATACAAGCGTTGGACCTAGCAGTGTAGTTCCTGGTAATATTTTCAATATCAAGTATCAGATCTTCCTGAATGATATCTACAATTTCACTCATGGTCAGATCCTACATTACTATATGACATCTCAATATCTTGAGACTCTGGACTGGGTTACCAACTCCTCTCAGAATCGTAGAGTGAGATGGACCATTCATGAAAACAGACTACATCTAGATTTTGACTGGACTGAACTACAAGTAGGTCAATACATTCTGGTTGATGGTTCGTTTGGTGTTGATCCAGAAGTACACACTGGCGCATATAATAATGAATGGTTGAAAGGTTATACCGAAGCACTGTTCCAGCAGCAGTGGGGTCAAAACCTAAGTAAGTATGATGGCGTCCAAATGCTGGGTGGCGTCACACTAAACGGTCGTCAAATTCTAGAAGACGGTCGTAATAAGAAGGAGGTCCTTATTCAGGAACTCCATAGCAGATATGAACTACCTCCAATGGATCTCGTCGGATGACATACTCAAATTCACCTGCCAACAACTGCATACAGTCGGACTACAATAGTTCCTGTCGGATCAACATCAATGGTTCTGACCAGGAGCAGGTGTTCTTTGAGAATCTTATCGTCGAATCTATTGAAATTTACGGGCAGGACATCTATTATGTACCTAGGACCCGTGTTACCTCCGATGATGTACTCAATGAAATTCAAGAGTCTTCTTTTGATTCCGCCTACCAATGCCGAGCATATGTCAATAATGTTGAGGGATGGGAAGGACAAGGCGAACTACTTAGCAAGTTTGGAATCCGCATCGAAGACAAAACAACTTTTGTTATCTCCCGTAAAAAATTTACAGAAAAAGTTGACGACAATGTTACACTGGCTGTAGAAGGTCGTCCCAATGAGGGAGATCTAATCTGGTTCCCAGTCACCAAACATCTCTTTGAGATCAAGTTTGTTGAGGCAGAGCGTCCTTTCTATCAACTAGGAAAGGGTTACGTCTGGGAAATGCAATGTGAACTCTTTGAATACAGTGATGAGTCTATTGATACTGGTGTTGCTGCTATTGATGCTGTGGAAACCGCATTTGCTAACAGCATCAAATTGGTTATGGATCCTGGTGGGTCTGGTGATTTTTCTGTTGGTGAAACCATTATTGGTAATCTTTACACCGCTACTGCTACTGCTGCTATTACTGGCGATGCTGTGTCTTCTCTGACCGCTACTAGTGGTGGACAATACTATAAGTCTGCACTACCACCTACTGTTACCATTTCTGGTGGTGGCGGAACAGGTGCTACTGCAACTGCCACAGTCAGTGATGCTGGTCTAGTAACTGGATTTACAGTTACTGCAGGTGGATCTGGTTACACCTCAGCACCTACCGTAACTATCCAAGAGTCTCCTAAGGATATTCATGCAGAGGTCAAGTCTTGGGATAATGCAACTAGAGCACTTGAGATCATCAATCGCTCTGGTACATTTACTCTGGCAGAATACCTCCAGGGACAGACATCTGGTGCTCTCTGGAGTCCTGAGTCCTATAACACTCTAAATAATACGAATAGTACATACGATCAGAACTCTACTTTTGAGACTCTGGACGATGATATTATTGATTGGACTGAAGGTAATCCCTTCGGTCAAGCAGGTTCAACAGTTGATACGTTCTAATGTTAGGCACATATTTTTACCATCAAATTATTCGTAAGACTGTCATTGCTTTCGGTACGTTGTTCAATAACATCGAACTGAGACGTGACAATGAGGTTATGAAAGTGCCTCTTGCCTACGGTCCTACTGATAAGTTTCTAGCAAGACTAGAACAAAATGCAGACCCTACTAACAAACGGGTTCAAATTACTCTACCTAGAGTTTCATTTGAAATGGGTGCTGTAGAGTATGACTCTAGCAGAAAGGTTGCTCCTACTAATAAGATCAATATTCCTACTGGTGGTGACACGGGTCATAAGACAGCATTTATGCCTGTACCATATAATCTTAGTTTCACGCTGAGTGTTATTGCTAAGACACAGGATGACTCATTACAAATTCTTGAACAGATTCTACCATTCTTCCAACCACATTTCAATCTCACACTCAAACTAGTTGAGTCTATTGAAGAAATTCGTGATATTCCCATCACGCTAAACAGTATCAACTACGAAGATATCTACGAAGGCAATTTCGCAACACGTCGCGCTATCGTATATACACTACAATTTACTGTCAAGAGTTACCTTTACGGTCCTGTACTGGATGCTCAACCTATCAAGCAATCCATTGTGGATACATACGCCAAGGTGGATACGGTTACAGCACCTCGTGTTACACGATACAAGGCTACACCTAAGGCAACAGTTGACTACAACCAAGATGGTGCGGTTACAGCAGCAGATGATCCATTCGTCGATCCTGATGATGATTTTGGATTCAATGAAATGTACGCAGAATTCACAGATATGAAGAAGCGTAACCCAACTACAGGCGTTGACGAGGAGATTACATGAGCGCATTCGATGGACTAAATGATGCCTTTGGCGCAGAACCTTCAGAACTTCAAAAGTATGAGTCTGAGAAACCTAAGCTGAAGAAAAGCGAAACCCAGGATGTAAAACAAGACTATGAAGTAACTCGTGCCCAACTACATAACCTAGTTATGAAAGGGCAGGAAGCAGTCGATGGAATACTTGATGTGGCACGATCGTCAGATCATCCTCGTGCTTATGAGGTTGCTGGCCAACTCATCAAAAACGTAGCAGATACAGCAGATAAGTTGATTGACCTTCAAAAAAAGATGAAGGATCTCGACGCTGAAGAGAAGAAAGTAACACAAAATACTACCAATGCACTCTTTGTTGGTAGTACAGCAGAACTACAAAAACTACTAAAACAGCAAAAGGATATAAATAATACAGATTCAAACTAACTAGACATGACAGTTATCAATGTTCTGAACACCAACGATATCGCTGGCGGCGCTACTGAATACCAGGTTGTAAAGACTGGATACTACCGTGTAGTTGCCCTTGCTGCTGACAGCACCGTATCCTTCAATGACGGTCCTGCCATCAAAATCATTCAAGACGAAGCACTTTTGCTGAAGTCGGGCGCTAAAGTTGGTCAAGCAAGAATTGTAAAAGCAACAGATTCTGCTACTGCTGTATATACTCTTGGGCAGCACCTCCAACAGACTGGGAGCCAACACCCGTTCTCTACAGGAGACTTTATTGCAGTAGAAGATGACAGCACAAGTCCTGCCATTGACAGTAACTTCCTATCTGCTGGCACGGCAGGTAAGAAGATAACAGCATCTACTGGTACTACAATCACTACTGACGTTGATTCCTCTGGAGCATCCGCAGACTATACATACGCTTACAGTGGCAATCAAGCAGTGGTAAAACGAGCAGTGAAGATTACTGCAGGTTCTGGCGCTATCACGGTCGAAGAGATCGAGATTGTAGGCTAATGCCATGCCAGCAGTATCCAAAAAACAACAACGCTTCTTTGGGATGGTTAGAGCGACTCAGAAAGGGGAAATGGAAAATCCCTCGCCTGAGGTTGCCAAAGTTGCTTCCTCCATCTCCAAAGCTGACGCCAGAGATTTCGCTAAAACAAAACACAAAGGTCTCCCTATGAAAAAGAAAACATACGAGGAGTTCGTGACATCGTGCGCTGATCTACGCGAAAACACACATGTCGAAGAAGGAGCAGCCTGGACAAAAAAATCAGGCAAGAACTCAGAAGGTGGACTCAATGAGAAAGGACGAAAGTCTTACGAAAAGGAGAATCCAGGATCTGACCTCAAAGCACCTAGCAAGAAGGTTGGAAATCCCCGTCGCGCATCCTTCTGCGCTAGAATGAAAGGGATGAAAAAGAAATTGACATCCAAAAAGACTGCAAGTGATCCCGATAGCAGGATCAATAAGTCTTTGCGGGCATGGAATTGTTGACATCTCAACAATTTGTAACAACAGTATACACCATTTTACCTAGATAGTAGTTATACTGTATCAAGTTGATGCATTCTTATGATAGGATTCTATCTGGTACTCATCGTATTTGTCTTCCTCCTCGCTTATGCAGGGGTTGACAATACGATGAGATTGTTCGCATATCTAGATCTCGAACTAAGATATCGTTGGACTCGTGTTAGAATGTATCCACTGCGAAGGAAACTCGAAAAGAGTATAGGTGTTCCCGTAACACCCTTCATAGCACACGTTTTCCCAAAGGAGAAACCCCACAATGGCTGACAAAGAACTGTCCGACTTATCTTTGGATAGGAAGGAATGTCCGAAATGCGGCGCAATATGGTTGAATGGTCAACACTATTGGAGTGGTACAGGTAAAGAGGGCGACCCTCATGATCTTGCAGGTCTTGTATGTAATAAATTAGGAGACCATACATGTATCAACCCATGTAAAGGATCAGACTCAGGTGATACCTGGGCGAAGCGTTTGGAATCACTAGATGGATTTGACCAAATGCTAGATAGATACAGTTCAGAATTCGGAGTAGAATAATGCAAAAAATTATAAATGTACTAGCAATAGTATCATTCTTAGGCACAGCAAGCATCATTGGTGGAGGGACAGTTGTTTATCTCCGTCGCGATGCTATCACTGAGAGTGTCAAAGAGCGTGTTGCTAAGGCAGCAGCAGAAGCAATTGCTGGTGCTCTTCCTGGTATGATTGACTCGGCAATGCCTGAGATCCCTGAAGTAACTGGTGGCGCTATGCCTACTGGTCAAGGAATGCCTGGTGTTCCTGGTCTGTAATAGATGGAGCAGGAAGAAAAGTTCACGGAAGAAGATGAGCGTCTTCTCCGCCAAGCAATGAATTTTTTGAAACACAGAGAATTGATGCAAGAACCTTTCGACGGATATTGGGAGGACGATGATGACATATAAGTTACTGTTGTGCCTCTCACCGATTGCTGTAATATGGATAGTAATGAAACTTGCCGTATGGATATCTGCCGTAAATGCTGAACAGGATTATGTCAGAAAAGAACCTTTACGCAAACGAGGACCCTTTGTGGCAAACCCATATGAGGATGTTGATGAGGAGGAAGAGGAATATGGAGATCGCACAGATTATAGATGATGCTCTTGAGGAGTATTACTCTGAAAGAGGAGAACCTGTCCCTAATTGGAAATGTGAGAAAGATCCTCAATGGTGGACTGATTATCTGAAAAGTTTAGGAATCGACCCCAACAACCCATGAACGAAGAAGACCAACCACATATTGACTTTGACTACGAAGTCAAACTAAGGATGGAGGATATACATCTACTCCATCATTGTGTACAAGAAACTTTCAAAAATTGGCCTGGTGCTCCCGCCAGACCTGTAGATGAACAAGAACATCTAAGATATTTGAGAGAATCTCTATATAGAATGATTCTCGAAGATAAGTTCCACAACTCATGAATTTATTTCTACGCCCGTTAGAAGATGTAAATGATGTCACCTGGTCTATCATCTGGTGTCTCATCATCCTTCTAGCGGGTGTTACTTATTACATATATACCATTATGAGCTTAGCATTCAAGGAGTTAGAAGATGGGAGCGATGACACCACCAAGCAGGAAGAGTTGTTACACCTTCCGAGTGACGGAGATCAATCGTGTTCTTGACGGTGATACTATTGATGTCACCATTGATCTTGGGTTTGACCTATACAAGAAAGAAAGAGTTAGAGTTGCAGGAGTTGATACGCCAGAGAAAAGAACTAGAGACCTTGAAGAAAAGGAGTTAGGCATTGAAGCAACCAACTGGCTCAAGGAGAAACTGGAAGGAGCGGTGGCTGGTGACGATGATCTTGTTATCCGTACTGAACTTGTCGGCGGTGTCGGCAAGTATGGCCGTCTTCTTGGTTGGTTATACATTGGGGACGCAGATGTGTCCCTCAACGAAGCAATGATCGAAGAAGGTTATGCTTGGGCATATGATGGTGGCACTAAGCAGAAAAATTTTGAAGAACTCCGAGAAATTCGTAGAGCACACGGTACGATGGTATGAGTAATCAGGAAGTATATCTAGGTAATCCCAATCTAAAGAAGGCTAATACCTCAATTGAATTTACAAACGAGCAGATTGCTGAGTTTGCCAAGTGTTATAATGATCCAGTATACTTCATCAAAAACTATGTGAAGATTGTGTCACTGGACAAAGGTCTGGTGCCATTTGACATGTATCATTTCCAAGAGGAGATGGTAGAGAAGTTTCATGATAACAGATTCAATATTGCAAAACTGCCACGACAGTCAGGTAAGTCTACTATTGTTACCTCATATCTGTTGTGGTATGTTATCTTCAATGACAATGTAAACGTTGCTATTCTTGCAAACAAGGCAGCAACTTCTCGTGAAATGTTGCAGCGTTTACAAAGATCTTACGAAAACTTACCGAAGTGGTTGCAGCAAGGTATTGTACAATGGAACAGAGGATCTCTAGAACTTGAAAATGGTTCTAAAATTATGGCAGCATCTACGTCCAGTTCTGCTGTTCGTGGTATGTCGTTCAACGTAATCTTCCTAGACGAGTTTGCGTTCGTTCCTAATCACATTGCAGATGAGTTCTTCTCCTCTGTATATCCTACTATCTCTTCTGGTAAATCCACTAAAGTTATTATCATCTCTACGCCACACGGGATGAATATGTTCTATAAATTGTGGCATGACTCTGAAAGAGGTAAGAACGAATACGTTAGCACAGAAGTTCATTGGTCAGAAGTACCAGGGCGAGATGCCAAGTGGAAAGAACAAACTATTGCTAACACATCAGAACAACAGTTCAAAGTTGAGTTCGAGTGTGAATTCCTAGGTTCTGTTGATACGTTGATCAGTCCTACCATACTAAGGACTATGGTCTACGAAGATCCTATTGTTCAGAATAAAGGACTATCAGTATATGAAGATCGGAAACCTGATCATAATTATGTTATTACTGTCGATGTTGCTAGGGGTGTATCTGGGGATTACTCTGCCTTCGTAGTTATTGACACTACTACTATACCATACACATTGGTAGCAAAATATAGAAATAACGAAATCAAACCACTACTGTTCCCCAACATTATTATTGATGTTGCTAAGAACTATAATAATGCGTACATCTTGGTTGAAGTAAATGATGTAGGCGGACAGGTTGCGGATATTATTCAGTTTGATTTGGAATATGAGAACCTATTGATGTCATCGATGCGGGGTCGTGCGGGTCAAGTTGTTGGTCAAGGATTCTCTGGTAAGAAGACACAGATGGGTGTCAAGATGTCTACCGCAGTGAAGAAGGTAGGATGCCACAATCTCAAGGCGTTGATTGAGGAACATAAACTTATCATCAAAGACTATGATATCATCTCTGAGTTGACAACCTTTATTGAAAAGGGGCAGACGTTCCAAGCAGAGGATGGTTGTAATGATGACTTGGCAATGTCACTAGTTATTTTTGCATGGTTGTCTACCTCTGATTACTTCAAAGAACTGCACGATGATGATATTAGGAAACGTATCTTTGAAGATCAGCGTGAAGCAATCGAACAAGACATGGCACCTTTCGGATTCATGGATGATGGATTGGGGTCTGATGTTATCGTAGATGCAGAGGGAGAAGTGTGGCATACGGACGAATACGGAGATCGTGCGTATATGTGGGAATACCTCTCTTGATTTGAAAGATAGCAATTTATAAATATTTCTAGAAACTGTAAAGATTCTTCTAGGAGTTTTAGACATGCCAGCAAATACACAACTATCTCCTGGTGTAGTTGTTCTAGAAAGAGACCTATCCGCTAACTTTGATGTCCAACAGGGCAACGTTGGTGTGATTGCAGGACCTTTCAAGTGGGGACCAGTAAATGAGGTCGTCGAGAACAGCGATGAGCAGGAAGTTGTAGATCGTTTCGGTGGACCCGATGACTACAACTATGAGCACTGGTTTTCAGGTATCCAGTTCCTCCAGTATGGTGGACTACTGAAAACTATCCGTACAGACGCAGCAGCACTAAAGAATGCTGTATCTGACGGCACTGCCACACCAGTGACACCAGTCAAGATTCAGAATACCGATGTTTACGAGCAGACGTTCGAGCAACCTGCTTCCGCAAACAATTGGGAATTCGCCGTACGTTACCCAGGAACCCTCGGTAACTCAGTCCGTATGTTCCTGACCGATGCAGGAGCAGACCAAATTCTCGCACTGCCCGCACCTGGTTCAGGTAACGAGTGGAGATTTACTTCAGGTGATGCACTGACTGCAGCATCTGGGGCAGCTGGTAAGGTACACTCCTACAGAATCAAACTCACCGTTGATACCGTTGTTGGAACATTCGTTCCTGGAACTAGCACTACCATTGAGATCTCTGGTTCTAACGAAGCAGTTGATGTTCTCTCTTGGGACGCTGATCTGAAGATCCTTGAGATTGGTATTCCTACTGCAGGCGTTACTGGTATCATCGCTGACGGTATGACCGTCACTCAAGGCACTAACACAGCAGTCATCGCAACTAGCGGTATTGCTCGTGAACTGCTTTCCGTAACTAACAAGGGTTCGATCAACTTCGCTGCAAGCGATAGTGTTGACGACGCTGCTTCTACTGCTGTCACAGTTTCTTCCGTTCGGATTGAATATCTTGAGCGTGAGTATCTGCCTGGTCAAAAGTGGATCAACGTTGCTGAGCGTCCTGGTACAACTCGTTACGCTACCGAAAAAGGTGGTCACCGCGACGAACTCCACATCCTGGTCCTCGACTATGATGGTGGTGTAAGTGGAACTCCTTATACTCTGCTAGAGAAGCACATCGGTCTTTCTAAAGGTTCTGATGCTCGTAGCACAGTTGGTGAGACCAACTACTACAAGGAAGTCCTCAAGCAGTTCTCTAACTGGGTTCTCTGGGGTGAGCATCCTGCAATGGTATTCACCGTAGGTGCTAGCGCAGCTGCTGGTGATTGGGGTCTGTCGGTTGCTAACCGTGACTTCAACCTGGTTCGTAACACTCGTGGATCTCTGGAAGAGCCTTCTGGCGATACTACTTACGGTAGCAACGGTGGTTCTACACTGTTCTATGACTTCGTAGGTGGTGCTGACTACGCTATCTCTAATAGCGCATATCAGTTCACTTCCGATGATCTGAACACTGCATTCTCCCTGGTTGACGATCCTGAATCACAAGATATTGATTTCATCATCTCTGGTCCTGCAGGTCCTAACGAGTCTGCTGGTCTGGCGAAGATCACTCACCTGATTAGCATCTGTGAGCAGCGTAAAGATTGCATGGCATTCTTCTCGCCTCTCCGCGCTAACATCATTGGTCGTACTGATGGTGATGAGATCGCTAAAGAAATCGTAGAATACTTCGACAAAGCAGGTGGATCCAACTACGCTGTATTCGACTCTGGTTACAAGTACATCTACGACAAGTACAACGATGTCTTCCGCTACATCCCATGTAACGGTGACGTTGCAGGTCTCGTACTTGACACCGCACTGACTGAAGAACCTTGGTTCTCCCCAGCAGGTTTCAACAGAGGTAACATCCGTAACTCTGTCAGACTTGCATACTCTCCTAAGAAGGACCAGCGCGACAAGCTGTATTCTTCGAGAGTCAACCCACTGGTTACCTTCCCTGGTCAGGGCACCATCCTCTATGGTGATAAGACTGCACAAGGATTTGCTTCTGCATTCGACAGAATCAACGTTCGTCGTCTGTTCATCGTAATCGAAGATGTCATTGCTGATGCAGCACAAACTGTTCTCTTTGAACAGAACGACGACATCACTCGTTCATCCTTCACTGGTCTGGTCGAGCCATATCTGAGAGATGTACAAGGTAGAAGAGGTATCGTTGACTATCTGGTCAAGTGTGACTCTTCCAACAACCCTCAAGATGCTGTTGATAGAGGTGAGTTCTATGCTGAGATCTTCATCAAACCAACTCCAACCATCAACTACATCACCCTAACCTTCACAGCAACTCGCTCTGGCGTTGCTTTCAGTGAAGCAGGCGAAGGTTGATCTAGATTAGGTACTATCAAATAAACATCGGAGTATAAAGAACAATGGCAAGAAACAAAGTTAGCAGAAAAACTGCTGACAGTTCTATCGATACTTTCAAGGGTGCCGTAAGAGGTGATTTCGCTAGACCTAATCTATTTGAAGTCATCCTTCGTTTCCCAGGTGCGCTCAGGAAGCGTGACCTGGGGGCATCTCCAGCACAGCTGGCCAACCTCGGTAGATTTACTGTTAGAGCAGCAAACCTCCCATCTTCCCAGATGGGTGTTATCGAAGTTCCATTCAGAGGTCGCGTCCTGAAAATCGCAGGCGATAGAACCTTTGAACCATGGACTATCACCATCATGAATGACACTGGATTCTCACTGCGTTCCGCATTTGAGTCCTGGTTCAACAACATCCAAGCACCTAACGAGAACTTCACCACCATCGGTGGTCTGGGTAATCGTAAGGATACTCAGGGTTATTTCGCTGACATGGAAGTTGTTCAACTGTCCCGTGATGGCGCAGCAAACTTCAAGTCACGTCCTGGCGGATCGAGAGGTCGCGCTGCTCGTGGTAAGAACAGCCCTAAGACTACTGCAGAACTCGCACGTTATGAGTTCGTCAACGTCTTCCCAAGCAACATCTCCGCAATCGACGTAGATTACGGTAGCAATGATGCTATTGAAGAGTTCACCGTTGAACTGCAAGTACAATACTGGCAACCTAAGGAGCGCAGAGGTGCTTCACGCGGTGGTCGCCAACGCTGATCTGAAGTCGTATAAATAGTCTGGATAGGACTTCTATAACATAATGTCTCAACTCTTTGGATTTTCAATCGAGAGAGCGAAGAAGGTCCCCAAGGGACCTTCTTTCGTTCAAAAGGATAATCTAGATGGCACTCTACCTGTTGCTGGTGGTGGTCATTATGGTTATTCTGTCGATTTTGATGGACAGATCCGTAATGAATGGGAACTTATTTCACGTTATCGTGAGATGATTCTCCAACCTGAATGTGATTCTGCCGTAGATGATATCGTCAATGAGACGATCTGTGGTAACTTTGATGATGTACCAGTTGAAATTGAACTAAGCAACCTAAAAGTTTCTGAAAAAATCAAGAGACTAATCCGCGATGAATTCGATGAGATTCTTCGTCTTCTTGATTTTGAGAATCGATCTTATGAAATCTTCCGTCGATGGTATGTTGATGGAAGATTGTTTTATCATAAGGTAATTGACCCTAAGGATCCTAACGGTGGTATTGTAGAACTACGCTACATCGATCCTCGTAAGATTCGCAAGGTCAAGGAAGTAGAAAACAAGCCAGTTCAAAAAGGCGCTGGCATTGACGAAGCACTATCACAAAAGTCTGTTGAATATTTTCTATACCATCCTAAAGGTCTGAAGGCACTCAACTCTGTTGGTGGCGGACCTCAGCAGAATGGTTTGAAGATCGCTGCCGATTCGGTATCGTATGTCAACAGCGGTATCATGGATCTGAATAAGAACATGGTATTATCACATCTTCATAAAGCTATCAAGGCGGTAAACCAACTCCGCATGATTGAAGACTCACTTGTTATCTATCGGTTGTCCCGTGCTCCAGAGCGAAGAATTTTCTACATTGATGTGGGTAATTTACCTAAGCAGAAGGCAGAGCAATATCTCCGTGAGGTTATGGGTCGGTATCGCAACAAGCTTGTGTATGACGCAGCTACTGGCGAAATCCGAGACGATAAGAAGTTTATGTCAATGCTTGAGGATTTTTGGCTACCTCGTCGCGAAGGCGGTAGAGGAACGGAGATTACTACTCTCCCTGGTGGTCAAAACTTGGGTGAACTGGAGGATGTCAAATACTTCCAGAAAAAACTCTACAAATCTTTGAATGTTCCTGAGTCCCGTATGGAGACTGAGCAGACATTCAATATCGGTCGTGCAGCAGAAATTACACGGGACGAAGTAAAGTTCCAAAAATTTGTTGCGAGACTGCGTAAAAGGTTTAGTGAACTATTCACTGACCTTCTAAAAACACAACTTATCTTGAAAGGTATCATCTCCATTGAAGAATGGGATGAGATGAAGGAACATATCCAATATGATTACATTGCGGATAACTACTTCACTGAACTCAAGGAAATTGAGATTATGAACGAGAGGATGAACATGGTAAATACCATGGATCCATTCGTAGGTAAATATTTCTCAATCGAGTATATTCGTCGTCAAGTTATCAAACAGACTGACCGTGAAATTTTAGAGATCGATAAACAAATCGAGACTGAAATGAAGGAAGGTTTGATTCAGGATCCTAATGATCCTATGGGTGAAATGATGGGTGGTGGCATGGAAGGAGAAAGCGGAATGGCGGATCCATCTAATCCAGTACCTGAGGAAGAACCTCTTTTCACGCAAGATGATATCGACGCGGAAGATAAGAAAATTTCTAAGTTCTAAATAGTATATACGGAGTGACAACATTATGTCTGATCTTGCACAAGATATAGTTGATAAGGTGTTCGCGGGTGACAAGTCCGCTACGGTCGATTCTGTTGGCAACGCCATTCAGGACCGAGCATATGATATGATCCAGCAGAAAAAAGTCGAAATCGCAAAACAATGGGGTTTTGAACTTGATGATACTGCTCAGGAGGTTGCAGATGAACTCTCTGATTCTCTTCCCGATGGTAGTGATCCACCCGAAGACGTTACAGTTGATGGTCGGATGCCTCATGATCCGCCAGGAGACACCGAAGAACTAGAAACAACACAAGCACAGGATACGGAAAATGAAACTGATCTCGGAACAGATTGAAGAAGTAACTTTTCTCTCAGAAGAAAAGGAAGGCAAGAAGCATTACTTCATTGAAGGTATTTTCCTCCAAGGCGAAATCAAAAATCGCAATGGGAGAATGTATCCTATGAAGGTTCTTGACCGTGAGGTCGAGAAATATAGCGAGTCTTTCATCAAAACTGACCGTGCTTTAGGTGAGTTGGGTCACCCCGATGGTCCAAATCTCAACCTCGACAGAGTTTCTCACAAAATTTTGTCACTAAATAAGGAGGGCACCAACTATGTTGGTCGCGCAAAGATTCTTTCGACCCCTATGGGTCAGATCGCAAAGAATCTCCTTGACGAAGGTATCAAACTGGGTGTTTCATCACGCGGTATGGGATCGCTAGTCAAAAAAGAAGGATATCAAGTGGTCGCGGACGACTTTATGCTCGCTACCGCTGCTGATATCGTAGCAGATCCTTCCGCTCCAGACGCATTTGTAGATGGAATCATGGAAGGGAAAGAGTGGATCTGGGATAACGGCATCCTGAAGGAGTCTGAAGTTGCACAAATCAAAGTAACTATTGATGATGCAACTCTAATCAACCTACAGGAGCGCAAAGTTTCCGCGTTCCAGTCGTTTCTACAAAGTTTGTAAAGTATAAATAATCTATAGAAAAGCAAATGCCGACTAAAGGAGAACAACCAATGTCCGAAACCCTTGACAAAGAGTTTGAGGCGCATCTCTCTGAGGAGCAAGTCTCCGAGGACGCAGCTACTGGTTATGCGGCTGTGAAAAAAGGCGCTAAAGCAGGCGAGAAGCAAGACAGATCTGGTGCAAAATATGCAGAGATCGGTGGCACTCGCAACGATTCCGAGGAAGGTGCCGCTGGCACTAAGAATCTCGGTGCTGCAGCAGCTGGTGCTGTTGGAGTTGAAGGCGACAAAACTCTCAAAACAAAACCATCTGATGCATCGAGCGCAATGCCTGGTGCTCTATCCTCCAAAATCTTTGACGAGGTTGAAACAGATGACAAAGAAGAAACAATCACTGAAGCCGAATACGACTTTGCTGAAGATGTTGACGCTCTTGTCGCTGGTGAAGAGCTCTCCGAAGAATTCAGAGATCGTGCAAAAACAATCTTTGAAGCAGCAGTAACTTCTAAGGTAAATCAGGAAGTTGCAGCACTAAAAGAAGCATTTGAGGCAGAACTTGAAAAGCAAGTATCTGATCTCAAAGAAGAATTGACCACTCAAGTAGACGATTATCTGTCGTATGCTGCTCAACAATGGATGTCCGAGAACGAACTCGCCATTGAGCACGGTATCAAAAACGACATTGCAGAGTCTTTCATGAAGGGTCTAAAAGGTCTCTTCACGGAGCACAATATCAGTGTTCCTGAAGAAAAGTTCAACATGCTGGATGGCATGACTGAACAGCTTGATGAGATGGAATCAAAACTCAACGAGCAAATCGACACCAATGTTCAACTCAATAAGCAGTTGGGCGGTTATATGAAAATGGGTATTGTGAGCGAAGTCGCTGCAGGTCTCGCTGAGACTCAGAAGGAGAAGCTTGCTTCTCTGGCAGAGGGTGTTGAGTTTGAAAGTGAAGAAGACTTTAGAAATAAAGTCAATACTATCAAGGAATCCTACTTTACTCGCCGCGAGTCAGTATCTACTACTGAGACAGTGACCGAGGACGCAGAACCTTTGGTAGAAGAAGCACCAGCAACGAATAATGCAATGAGCTCTTATGTGGCTGCTCTAGCACGCTGGTCCAAGTAATTCGTAATTATTTGTAAATAACATTTTTTCAAAGGAGTAACATTTCAAATGTCCGATCTAAGACAACTCCAGGAAAAGTGGGCACCCGTTCTTGACCACGAGTCTCTTCCACAAATCGAAGACTCCCACAAGCGCGGCGTAGTCGCTCAAATCCTGGAAAACCAAGAAAAAGCACTGTCCGAGGAAGCACAGATTCTTTCGGAAACCGTTCAAACTGTTGGTACAGGTGGTTTCGGTGGTTCAGCTACCGCTACAGGTCCAGTTGCAGGTTTCGACCCTGTACTGATCTCCCTGATCCGCAGATCCATGCCTCAGCTTATCGCATATGATATTGCTGGCGTACAACCAATGACTGGTCCTACTGGTCTGATCTTTGCAATGCGTACTGCTTATGGCAGCGAGCGCGATGCTACTAGCGGCGACTTCCGTGAGGCATTCTTCAACGAGCCTAACGCAGGTTTCTCTGGTGGTGCAGGCACAGGTCTCTCCAACTACGATCCTACTGCATCCTCCAGCGCAGTCAACGATGCTGAAGGTGCAAACCCTGGTCTCCTCAATGACAGCCCTGCTGGCACTTATGAGGTTACTGGTGATGCAACTGGTATGACAACATCAACTGCTGAAGCACTTGATGATAGCAGCGCATCTACAGCGTTCCGCGAAATGGGCTTCTCGATCGAGAAGGTCACCGTGACCGCTAAGTCCAGAGCACTCAAAGCTGAGTACAGCTTGGAACTTGCTCAAGACCTGAAGGCAGTTCATGGTCTGGACGCCGAGCAAGAGCTCAGCAACATCCTCTCTACTGAGATCCTTGCTGAAATCAACCGTGAAGTTGTTCGTACTGTGTACACCAACGCACGTCCTGGCGCTCAGAACAACACTGCAACTGCAGGCGTATTCGACCTCGACGTTGACTCCAACGGTCGCTGGTCGGTTGAGAAGTTCAAAGGTCTTCTCTTCCAGATTGAAAGAGATGCAAACGCAATCGGGCATGAGACTCGTCGCGGGAAGGGCAACATCATGATCTGCTCTGCAGACGTGGCGTCCGCTCTTGCTATGGCAGGCGTTCTCGATTATGCTCCTGCTCTGAACGGCAACAACGGTCTGATCCCTGATGACACCTCCAGCACCCTGGTTGGTACTCTGAATGGTCGCATCAAGGTCTACGTTGATCCTTACTCTGCAAACGTAAGCGACAAGCACTTCTATGTCGTCGGTTACAAGGGCACCAACGCTTATGACGCTGGTCTGTTCTACTGCCCATACGTTCCACTGCAGATGGTCCGCGCTATCAATCCTAACACCTTCCAGCCTAAGATTGGCTTCAAGACTCGTTACGGCATGGTATCTAACCCATTCGCTAATGGTCTTACTCAAGGTTCTGGTGCGCTCACCGCTAACGCAAACCGTTACTACAGAAGAGTACAGGTTGCAAACCTCATGTGATATCGGTTCACATATTACCAAGGACCCTTCGGGGTCCTTTTTTTATGTCTATATAATCGTGGAGGATATACCTACCCATCCTTGGGTTGGGTAACTA